TCCTCTGTGGTTATTCTTAGTCCGCAATTTAAGCATTGATACTCATTGTCATATAAATTGATAAAATTACAAAGTTTCATAATCGACTGTCATATTCGAAGGGTATCAATTCCCACGGGAATCCTGGCACTATGGAATCCGTTTTATTTTCTATCCTATCAACACTACCAAAAAAAGATCTAAAAATCATTTCATTTTGTAATTTAAAAAAATCTGGTAATGGAGCATATTGTAGTTGGTTATTTTGTATATTAAGAGCATACCACACATAAAAACTATTAGTTAGTGGCCCATCACCAAGACTAAATTCTTCAGGTACAAATGGTAATCCGCCCACTTGTCTATAGTTATCCATTACTCCGGGACGATATACCGTTGTTAATCTATCCGTATTCCGTAATATTCTTGGTATCTTTTTTACCATTACTGATATATTATTTTGATCAGATAGATTTACAGTTGCTGCTATGGTAATTGGTTTTCCAGTTCTTGAGTTATCTTGTAATAAGCCAATTCCTCCAAGACTACCATTGCTGCCATTGCAGGGTGGCATGCCAGGAAGAGTAGCAGTATCAATGGTTTCAGCAGCAGGAGTATAATTTTGTACTGGTACCTTATATGTTTCTTTTGCTATAATGGTTATTTCTTCGTTGGGTAATGCGTCTGTAAACCCATTACGATGAAAAGTTTGATCTCCATTAATATTAAAAGTTCTTTCCCTTGTAATCTCTCTCCAAGAACTAATAGTTGATCCATATTCAACTTGTATCCGATTTATTTCTTGATTAATAAATGTTTCATCAACAGTATACGTATATTCCTGACCCTCGTTAGTTGGACCACCATTTTTAAAAGTCATGTTTTCTCCTTGGATATCCGATGGAGCTTGAGCATTACAAACATTATCATTACCATTTCGTGCCTGCAGTAAACCATAATTTGCAACCACACACTTATAGACAGTTTTTACTAATACTTTTGGGTTTGCTTCATAATCCGGGAAACATCCTTGATTAGGATCTAAATTAATCCAATAGTGATTTTCATTTAATTTTTTATATTCTATAGAAATAGGTCCACTAGTATCAGATATTACGGGTCCGTATTTTGGTAAAATATCATTATTAATTTTCAATGGATGAGCATCTGGCAAACTTGATCTTAGAGTCAGGACATTATTTAATAATACTGTTTGATTTCTTATAAGATCAGCAATATCGTATTCTTCCTGATATAGCTGTTCCATTTTATTTAAAGTATTTTTTTTATGACAATTTATAAATGATGTACTGGTTCTAGAGTCACAAGATCCAGAGTCTGCAGGCAAGGAATTATAATGTTGCACAATATATTTTAACCGATCAGATGCTAAAATATTAGTCGTAGCTGTTTGATCAGGTTTTCCAACAATACTCTCTAATGATGTTTGTATACCTGTATTTTGAATTAAATTTAGTCTATCTGTTAATTTTGTTAATTCGTCGCTAGTAATACTTCTAATTGGTATATGATTATAATAATCTCCTTCTACTTCAAGGATACCATTCTGAATTCCAGTAGGCAAGGTTTGATTATAGTATGTACGAATAATAGATATATTTTTAGGCATATCGTTATATGCTGATGATAAATTAAGATTTTCAAATATTGCCTGTTCTTTTTCTCCTGATGCAATAATTACAACTTCTCGATTTAATTTTTCTGTTCTATAAAGCAATGCCTTAACGAATTCATCTTTGCTATACGAATATCCATAAGTTTTGCTTGCGAACCACGCTGGAGACGGGGTTAAATTAGTTATGCTTTCGTTTATAGTCCCAGTGCCTGATGGTTGAAATAATGTAATTTTAGCATGTTTAATTTTGTCGTTCTCATGGTTATTTAATATTTCCGAAATATTTTTTAATTTATTACTACGAACATTATTTGATAATACATTCTTTTCTAAAAATATTGAAGCATCACCATATGATCCTATGGAATTGCATGTAGATTGCAAATCAATAGTATCGTTTATCGTTTTACTAGTATTATTTAAGCCCCATATATTATATTTGTTTTTGACTTTGTCTTGAACTGTTGTTTCGTTTTTATAAGTTAAAAATATAGTATCATTATCATTAGGACACATGATATCATAGCCCGACTGTATAGGGCTAGACATTACAAATACTGAATTATAAGTATTATTTTGCAATATTAAAGCTTTTTTAGCTATTGTATTAGATAAGGTTGTTGTTCCAGACATCAGAATAATAGAATCATTATAACCAAAAATATCATATGGCATTCTTCCAGACATGACTATCATTTTATTTCCGCTAATATCAACATTAATAATATCATTATGCCAAAACTGTTGAGTAGAACTACCAAAAGACAAAACTGCATTTTGACTCAAATATAAATTAGCTTTATTGATATTTTCAAATTTATTATTGGTATTGTTGGCATTTGTAATTAGTGCAGCGGTTTGACCGGCTAAGTATAATCCGCTGTTCGCTATATCATATAAAATATCTCCGCTATTAACAACTGTATTATTATAAGAATTGGGAGGATTTAAAACAGTACCATCAGAAACCCCAGATATATTTTTAATAAATTTTGGATCTATTAGTTCTTTATATGATGTAATTTTTTTATATTCAAATTTTCCAAAATCATTATGTCTAGATAATCTAATAAATTTATATTGATTATTTTTTAATATTGGAGTATTATGATATTTAAAAATGCTCGCCTCTGCAGTATGCCATAAAGAAGTGGGTGTTTTAAAATTTAATAGAATTTTTTCAGAAGACCCGAACGGATATTTTTTATAGTCAGGCATCCATGTGTTTCTAGCTTCGTTTTGTAATGATTGTTGATATGATGATTCTACTAAATATGCTACTATGGCATGGTAAGCTGCGTCGTTATTTATTCCAGCAATACCCGTTAAGACTCCAACAGCGCCCATGCCTCCCATTGCTCCAGCAGCAGCAAGAGAAGTCATTATAGCGAGAATGGCCCAACTGGGAAATTCTGGAGGTCTTGCCATAGTCATGGAGCCAGTAGGATCATTGTCTGGGCTGGAGCACATATTTTCATCCGATATGCAACAGTAGGGGGCATTATAATTTGCCAAAGGCAATAAGTGTTTATATGCAGTTAAATCTGCAATAAAACTATGTCCATTATATATTAAACCTTTTTTATAATCTATTAATGATAAAACATCACTATTTCCATAGGATGTTAAACTAGGTTTAGTTTCTGGTACAAAGTCTCTTTCTTTTTCGGTATGTAATATCAGTTCCCAACTACATAAAGAGTTTGATATTAAGCTAGATTTTGATATATTTTTGACTGTTTCAAACTCAGATAAATATTGAGCATTAATCGTATTATCTCGTGGAGCCATATCGTCTTCTTCATCTAATACCATTATATTTAGTCTAAATTTTGTTTCGCCATCTAACGAACCTGAAACACATGATGATGTGGGAGTGTTTCTAAATAAAGAATCTGAAACAAATTTATTAAAAGTATTATTACTAATATTTAAATTATTTAATTTTATTGTTGAGGAATGATAACAGGCTTGTCTATCAGAAAACCCCGTTGCTGCTGTAGTTGGTAAAACTTCGTGATTATTTTGACAAATTGTTTGTTTTGATCTTATTGGATCTAGGAGATAAGAATATTCAGAACCAGATGCTGCGCTATAATAGTTTTGAGAATTAACTATTTCGTATGGAGAGTTATGTTTTGAGGCGTGGTCTGAGAATTTAATACTAAAATTATATCCATTATTATATAATGTTTCCTGATTTAATAAAACTAATTTAAAATTACTATTATCTAGTCCAGATACGCTATTAAAGTTTAATAAATTCTTGAGGTAGTCATTTAATTCAGAATTTGCTAAAATATTAATTTTACTCTGATTATATGTATAGTCTCCAAAAAATACATTTTGATTTATAGTTTGATTAATAAAATCTTTACTTCTTAATATTAATGGAGAATCTGTAGCTTCTGCTCTGGTGGCTTTTTCTTTTGGATCATATTCTACATCTAACCACACTATAAGGTTTTTAGTATTAACGTAATTTAAAAAATTTAATTTAACTTCAATATCTTTAATACTTAAATTATTAATTTTTGGAATTCTCTTATTTTTTGATCCGACGACACTAGAAAATGGTCCTGTTACTGCAAATTTATAATATGAAATATCTATTTCTGATATATATTCAAACTCGTCATTAACTACAGGATTATTATTACTGCCTTTTAATTCAACATCTTTTGGCTGTCCCTTATCTAGTATTCTATACCCATGATTATTATTAAAGTTATGCAAATCGATATCAGAATAATTTTTATGTAATTGATTTGCGGAATCTGTTCCTGCACAGCACTCCCAACGAACTCCATCTGAAATTGATAACGATATTGTGCTAGAAAATATTTTAGGCATTATCTGATTTGTAGCTAGGTCTGATTGATTGGATTTTAATCTGTCTATTTTTGGTCCTACGAAACTGAAAGAGTTGCGGCCACCAGGATTGAATTTTAGTACAGATGATTTATTCGCATTAGCAGGATATAAATTGCTACTGTGCGATATCCATCCGCTAGCAGGATGAAATATTCCTTTGATAAAAGGCATTTTTAAACCAGATCCATCTAATTGTATAGCTTTTTGCATACAAATTATATTTGGCTGATTTAAAGGATATCCTGTAACATGTGGTAATACAGTAGGATTATTACTAACTATAGGACTAGGAACATTGGGCAAAGCTGTGTTGGCCGATGGTTTGGTTAAACCAATAACATCTATTCCTATAGAATCCAAAAAAGATCTACTATATCCTCCATAATTTTTAATAGGTGGTGCAAATTTAGTAGACACTTGAGGATAAATATAAAAGTTAAGTTTTCCCTCGTTAGTAGTATCAATGCTTTTATAACCATTCCATTCTGGTCGATATACATATTTTTCCAAATCAAAACTAGCTTCGGCGCCATCTCCACCAGCATATTTGTTTTGTCTTAATGTAATGACGCGACTTTTATCTACAGCTCCGCCTTCTAAATATTTATTGCTTTTTTGTACAGTAATTTTAGGATAATACATACTCAAACACTGAGAACACTTAGGATCATCTGTTCTTATTCTTTCAAGATATATACTGTAAAGTTTACCTGTAGTATTATTTGGCTTATATTGAATACTAAGCACCGGGTTATTTCGTAGCACAAATGAATTCTCAAAGTCAAAAATACACTCTGGTCCCATATTTTTTATTACCGACACCATTGTTGTTCCCCTTCCCAAATTTCCCAGTGATCTTCTTACCACACAGTTTGTTTGTATTGGCAGAAAAACTCCAGCAATATTATTAATAACAATTTTATTAAATTTAATAGTATTACATAGTATATTATCTTTATCAATGACCAAAGGAGTAGACCATTGATTGATTGCTACAGGATCTGTCCAAGATTTAGATATTGGATCCCAATATTTGCCATATTGTGCTGCATTATTTAAATTTTTCCCATCAACAACATAAAATGTTTTGTATTTAGTAAATGAACCAAATGGCGTAGATGCTGTACATTTGATAGTATATTTTCCTGTATATTCTGGATAAAACTGAGTTAAATATCCAAATCCTGTCGCACTTCGATAGTCTGTGCCTTGAATCTTTGTTCCAAAATATCCCGTCCTGCCGCCAACTTGTTCCCAAACAAAAGATATAGACTGTTCTAGATATGAGTCGGGCAATCCAACAACATCACTCCGCGGAGTACCAGTATCGTTACCCACAGCTCGATCAATCGCATTCAATATTATCGCTATAAGCTCTATACCATTATCATTATTTAAATTATTACGAATCCCTACTATTCCTTCAAATGCTCGGCTTTGTGGTGGCGGGGAGCCATCCTCCCCATCATTGTACAAATTAGATATATGAGCAGCATATGGATCAGCAGAAAGTTTTGTTTGAGCATTTAAATCAACTTGGGCATAATAGATATTATCCTCATTATTTAATGCCATATTGCCTTGTACTTCTGGTTTATACTCCATATTATCTGCTCTATATTCTCTTTGAACATATCCTGTATATGAAATATATGGTTTAAAAACAGAAGAAAAATTATCTGCATTAAAAGATGGCCTTGCAGTATTGTATAAAGGTATTTCTTTCAGTAACGATGTGTCATTAGTATTAGTAATATTTATCAAGTTCTGTCTTGTATCAAATACTGTAGAAATAACGGTATTATCAAATGTTATGGTCTGATTATTGTATAGTGTTAGGCTATTAAAAGGATCAATTTGACCAGATAATGCTTTATTACAATAATACTCGATATTTTGGAATATGGATATTGCACGGTTATCTACTTTTAACTTGTCGGTTTTTACTGTAAAAGTAGTATCAGTAGTAATATTAGCATAAGTCCCATATTTTTGAAATAATTTATAAAATAGATCATTTTTATTTCTAATTATATTATTATGGATTGTATTTTTAGTAAATTTTGTATCTAAATATAAAGAATCATTAGGAACACTAGAAATGGTTTTTTGTAATTGTGTGCTAATATTTATTAGTAATGTATTTAATAGGGCCTGTGATGCGGCCGCGTTGGGGAATACGGCCGTATTCACATACTGTTGTATAAGATTTCTGATAGGAGTAGTATCTAGGGCCTTGATAGTGAAGTCAGTAATAAATGGACTAGTACTTAGAGCATGGGCTAGTGAACGATATAATCTAGATTTTCTTAAATTCTTTGGTTTGATATTTCTTTCTTCATCTAGTGTTATAATTCTATATATTAAATTATAGCTCTTATATAATGCAGACGATATGTAAGATTTAGGGGGTATATTATTAGTTGATGAAAGAGTCACGTCCTCTGTATTATCATAATAAAAAAAACAATCTCCATCCGGAATCCAAAAAGTAGGATTTAGATTATTATCTTTGGTAGTAGTATCTGTATCTTTTTCTTTATGGGCTAACTTAAAAGTTACATTTGATGGCACGTCCACTATCGAAGTATTTGCTTCAGCATTAAATGTCCAAGAATTATTTTGAAAAATTTTACTAGGATTACTAATATCATATAATTTATTATCATTTAATTTAATATATATCTTATCGGTATCTGTTGATGGCGTTAGTCTGGAGCCATTAGGAAATTTATCAATAGTTTGTAACTTACCATCCATAATATTTGGATTATCTGAGAAATTATTATATCTATACCAACATAAAATTCCATGACATAAATAATATGGTATATTAGAACTATTTATTATCCAATCTATACTCATATTAGCAGTATTAGAAAATGATTTAAAATTACCAGTAAAGTTATAAAAGTTCTCTATACCTAATCTGCAACTCTTTAAATTAGGATTAGAGTTGTGATAACTTCCATATGACGATAATAATTTTGTATTAATATTAGTATCATTATTGATAAATATAGGTTGCCAAACGTCTAGTAAGCTGCTATTAGAGGCTAAAGAACTTAGTATATTATATTTTGATGTTAAATTACCAACAGGTCCAGAGTCATAATTTAATTGATTGTTTGAATCCAAACTGAATGGCAATAGATCATCTGACAATGAGTGTTTAAGCACATTACAGTAATCACTATTATCTAATAATATAGGTTTAAACATTTTATTAGTCCTTTTAGCCTAATCTATTATTGTTTTATAGAAGTTAATGTCCATTGACTGTCTATAAAAGAAAAAACTCCTATTTCATTCGTTGGAGTAGCAAATCCAAGGGGGTTAACATAGTTTACAGTAGATGTTGGAATAACATTACTTCTACGACTGGGAGTATATAATAAATTCAATAATACTTGATTTAAGCTTATAATTTTCCCTGTTGTTGTAATAACAGGTTTACTCACTGGCTCATAAAAACCCGTTTTTGCATTATATCTACATAGTAATTTGGTTCCTTTTGGAGCACAATATCCCGTTTTATCTTTAATATATATTAATCTTCTATATCCTTGCAGTAAAGGCTCACTACTATATTCTATATCGTCAAAAAATCCTCTTGTCACATATGTTTCATTAAAATCTGGTTGTTTTATCAAATCTTCTTCTAGTACAGCATAGATCATTCTATATATATATTTTTTATCTGTTTTTTTTGCAATAAATTCATTTAAAGTAATTATATCATTAGAATTAGTAATAATGTAAGGAGGATCAATTTCTTCTGCTCCTCCTTCTCCTCCTCCAGACCATACTCCTCTTTCTTCATCCCAGAACAAATCAATAGGACCGACCTTCCATAAGTCTGGTCTTTCAGCCCAATTTAGATAAAATTCATCTAATTTAACTTTTTCCGACCATTTACCACCACTAAATTTTTGAGTTTTGCTAATGATACTGCCTTTATATCCAACAAATGGCCCATCAGCACCAGGATCCATTCCTCCATCAACATTATAATTGTCTTTAATTTCAAACGTGGTAACCTGAGTGTCTTCTGTAAATGAGGAAGGCAAAAAAGTTAGTTCCTCTTGATTTATAGTTTTAACATAATCAGCACTATTATATGTAAATTGCTCGCCATTAGAAAGATCTTTATAGGCCTTGCTCGTTCCATTGACTTTAATTAATTGAAATCTTTTGGGTCTGCCGTACACATCAACGGCCACAGGCTCATCAGCAGCATTAGGAACAGGATATCCATCAGCATCGTATCCCCAGGAATGTAATACTAATGGACCTCTTAATCCAAAAAACCTTTGATTATTTTCGTGTAAGATTGTATTTGAAGCATCTCCTCTTTTTTGTCTTTGAGTATATAATCCACTATCTTTACTATAATAATCTAAATTATAAGTACCAGCCTTATTAATATTTTTGCTAATTTCTAAAGCATATCCTTGTTTGTTTGGAGGAACGGATCCTCTACCAACAATTTCTATAGAATGTCGTAATCTATCTCTGAATACTCGTCCTCCAGGAGCTGAAGACGTTAAATCATCATGTTTTTTTTGTGGATGAACACCACTATAATTCTGGACATTGGCATTTTTAAATTCTCCATGAGGAACCACTATGGGGTTAAGAGTAATAAGATTGATAGGAATAGTTTCGTTGCTTCCAGCAGAAAGTTTAGCATTAAGTCTATTAGACGCATCCGTACATTTATCACATGCTACATTTATATTTTTATCCACAACTGGCGCACCAGACGAATTATATTTAGATATTTTAAATTTTCTAACCTTAGTACCTTTGCAGAATGGACACGATCCAGTGTTGTGTAAAGAATAAGCGAAGGTTGAATTTTTAAATGTAGGATAAAAAGATATTGGAGATAATAATCCATCCAAACTCATTGCTGATTGCATTCCATAATCTTTTTGTAACTGATTCTCTACTTCTTTTCTTTCAAATAATCCAACAGTTGTTGTTATTCTACCAATATTCTTTAATAACGGAACTGATTTCTCAACACTTAATGCAAAATTACCAGCATTACTATCCAACCCAGGATCTCCGCTAGATCTTGTGATTTTCCAGTCTTTTGGAGTATTTGTTCTTGTCCCAAGAGTATTAAGAGTTGGACTATTAGCATAAGAGAAATCTTCTATATAATCTGGTGTTCTAGCAGGCTCATGAATTAATGGCGAAGCTTGACCTATCAACACTGTTGTTGGACTCCATCCATACAATTTAGATGCAAAATCAGCGCTACCAAATTGAGTTTGATTTAATCTTTCTTGTAATAAATTCTCTCTTTCTTTATTCATCATATCGCTAACATCTTGACGAACTTTAGCTATCTGTTTTCCTCTATATAAATTAGCTCTATTGATTTTCTTTATTCTATCAGTTTCTATTTTATTAAAAGCTCCTAATTTTCTAGTATATGTTCTAAAAGTATAAGTACATGATATTCCTTGTTGTCCAACGCTAGTTTGTATGGATGTGACAATTGGTCCTTCAACAAAATTAGGCCTTTGTCTTAGGTCTATAAGTTTATATTTATAATCAAAAGAACCATCCACACTGTTAGGATATGATATATACTGAACACCAGGTATATAATTTAAATTTATAGATGGAATAGTCGCTAATCCTTTAACATCTTTTCCTGTAACTTCGCAATCTTTAATTTCTGAGGGGAGATATTTAACTCCAGTATTGGCATTAATGATATTAAAATTTCCACCAAGATCCCACAGGGGCAATCCTGGCATTTCTAATTGGGCAGTTTCCAAAACTGATTGATAATTGGCTCGTCCTTCTATCTCATTAAATGCTGCAATATCCATATAATGCATTCCGCCATAATTCCACGGAACAAATTCTTCATTAAAATCGATATCAACAGACGTGATCAGATTGTTCAAAGCCTGTTTAGCTTTATCCAAAGAAATTGCTGTTGTATTCGTTCTGGCACAACTAACTAATGTTCCATCAGCAGTAGTTTGATTTATTATAAAGCCTGTTGGAAATAGTCCGGTTGTGCCAGGAATACACTTATTGAGTGGATAATTTGTCCAAGGCCCGTATGTGAATTGATTTGATTTAATTGGTATGCCAGCAAAAAACGGATGGGCCGCTTTGGGAGCAAGCTCAACATTATTAGCAGTATGATTAGAAGATACTGTATATAATCCCAAAAAATAAGGATTTGCAGTATCAGATATAACAGCAGGACTAATATAGTTATACATAAATCCGATCCAACCCCAGTCCCAACTTGCCTTTTGGGTACTTTTCATATAGATCATCAGATCCTCTGCGGCAACATTTGCTATAACTGTTCTATTTGGATCTTTGGCATTTTCTTCACTAGTCATATTAATGTTAACACCAGGAGAATCAATTAATATTCTAGGATCTCGTGGAACCCAATTTTGTCCCACTATATTTTGTGGATTTAAAAATGCAAAATTTTCATCAACGGTGGTGGAAAGAAATAATTTTGATCTGGGTAAAATCACGCCAGTCTCGTTGATTACTTTATTCCAAGCATCATAAGATGAAACATTAAGACTCAAACCAAGTCTGGTAGACATGGTGGAACCATCTCCAAACATTCGTGCCAAAACAGTAGCCGGAGATGCTTGGTATTTTTGATCTATCACAACATAATCTTCTGAATTTAAAGAAGAATAATCTATAGAAGGAAATACATAACTATTTGTACAATTTGTGGTTTTTGATTCAAATAATGTTAGCCAGTTATTATAACTAAAATAAGGATTAGCCTCCACATTTTTTAATTCATTGGTGGTGTCTGCATTAGCCGCTAAACATTTTGCTTGTCTAACATAGTCATAATTATAATTATTATTATATCCTAATATGGGTTTAATCTTTCCTTGATCATCAGAAAGATTCATCCATTCTAAGCCTCCAACGGTAAAAGCATCATCAATAATATTTCCATACTCTTCCCATGCTCCGTCATTAGTTGGTTCATAGTTATATTTTAATCTTCCTCCTCCAGCAAAAACATATCCATAACCATTTCTTGTTGGAAATGCTACTCCTGCTGATTCATAGTCTTTATAGCCGCCAAGAGAATCAGCATAAACCATATATTTTTTGCCATAATATTTAGCAACTTGTGTAATAAATTGATGTATTAGTTTTAAATCTTGTAGTGCTTTTTCTTGAATATATTGACTACCATCAGTTTTGTCAGGATGGTATATTGTTGGATACAAATCGTCTCCTCCAATATTAGACCCTAAAAGTTTCCAATACCAATCTGTTTCTTCGTATGCTATTTTTTTAGCCTCTGCTGGAGCAAGACTAGGGTTATTAATCTGGAGTTGATTTCTTGTGCTAATATAATATGCTCGTCTAACCATTTCTATAATATCTGGTTTGTACGTTTTTGCTAAAGAATATACAAGAAAATTATCAAATCCGGCTAAAGCTGCTCTAATCTCGCTCTCTGTTAATACAAAATATTCAACAGGATCGTATGCGGTCACGAACCCAGCATTATCAACAACACTATTAGCAGCAGGGGCCGTGGGAGTAAATGTATAAGGCATATTAAAAGTATAATTGCCAGCAGCATTAGCCGTGGGACTAGCTTCTAAATAAAGTCTTGTGAGTGGAAGATTTAATTTTGGTAATTCTGATGTTCTTACTATCACAGCCGTTTGTCCTGTCCAACTATCAAACCATACTGGTCTTATTTGTCTAAGTTCATTAACAGCATCTTTATCAGTTCCTATTTTTACCCCTATTCTATTATCATTAACAAAACCAAAGAACGGACATATTGTGTCTAAAAATAATGGTATCCATCTGCCGTTAGGCGGTATAGTAATAGAATGGCTAATTTTAAAAGAATTAAGATAATTGCCATTATTAACAGCAATACTACTATTTAATTCATTTGTTTTCCAATTAGTATCTTCCGTATTAAAAGGATTGGTTATTACCATTTCATTCTGATCATTTATAATCTGAACAAAACTTTGAGCCAATTGATTACTAGTTCCGATATAATCATTTAATAGCTTGTTGCGTGTTGATGTAAAATTTGGAAATCTAACTTTACCATGTCCATATTGAAGATCAAGAGGAGAAAGTGGTGCGGCGTTTACATTTGTTTCGGTTATTGGATTTTGCAAGCTAAAATAATTAACAAACTCTTTGGTGCGAGGATTCATTACAAAGTTATTTTGACTGTATGCTAATCTATAACTTTTAACTTGATATAATCGTTGTTGTTGACCTCCGACTAATAAGCATCGACTAGGAGTATCGTTTTTTTCTTTTCCAAAAGAATGAGAAGATATAGCATATCCATCACATTCTAAACTTTTAATAGTATTTTCTATAACTGCTGGATGAGGCTGTTTTAATCTTGATATTGTTTTAACTTTAATAACATTATATAACCGACCAGTATAAGTTATAGGATCCATTTCTATATTAAAATCATTACCAGATTGTTCTCCTATAATATTTAAAAATTCAGTTATACTTAATGATGGTTCATTAATTCTGAAGCTGTCTGGAAATCTTTTAATTGTTCTATTAGAATCAGCCCAATAAACATCATTTAAATCTAATACAAATTGACATCTAGTATCATTATTATTAACCATATGTAGAAAATCTTGAGCATAAACTATACCAAAAGTATAACAAGATGTTGTGTTATAAATACTAGCAATTGGCGACTCTTGCTGCATGGTTTTTGATATGATACGACCAAAAGGAGAAAATGCTCTTTTTATAGCATAGGCTTCGCGGCCAGTACCGACGGTGTCTAATTTATGAGTACTATTATGTGTTGTTGAAGTTAGTGCCATTAGTGCTTGTAATATGCTATTAACACTAATTCCAGATTCATTTCTGTAAGCTCCTCCATAACTATTGTATCCTAAAGATTCTAAAAAACCATAAATATTAAAAACATTTGGCATAGCACCTTCGTGCAGTTGAGTTTTAGTAAAATCTATACCTTGAGATAACAAATAATTTCCAGGAGCACCATAGGATGGTGCAGTCGATGACGTTGATTTTTTTCCAAAAATTGATCCTCCATAATTATTTAGAATCATCATGCAAGAATTAAGTATTGACTGTGGCCCATTAACTATAACGGTAAATCGTCTTCCTCCACTACTAGTATCTTTGGACCATGACTGAACAAATCCTCCAAATGTAAAATTACCCATTTTAAAATAAACAGGAACATCAATAATATCATATCTGTAATTGGGGTGTGCTGCATCTGTTGGGCCCGGTGTGTCTACTGTTCCGTCGGGCTTGATCCTGGTTTTGTGTCCTATGAATCCTGGGTCGGGTCTTTTCCAATATCTTGACTGTAACCCAGTATCACTTAATTGATAATATACCTTACCTTTTAATATTCGATTGTCTACCGGAGTAGTTGTTGATGCATTAGATCCTGTGTATTTGTCCACAAAACAACTTATTCCGGCGCAACCATCAAAATGACCAACGCTGGTATCGTCAGAACCTGGAAACTGCATATAGTTTGATCCATCAGAGTTTTGTCTAGCAACATTATCAGGATCACAAAGCCATGACAATTCATCTTCTATAAGATTAACAGTTAATTGAGATGGTTGAGTTCCCCAACCCATATTTGTAGAAAAACTTGATACACTAGCTCCTAAGAATAGTGTTTGAGCAATAGGTTTGTCTGTTCCTGAGCATGGTACTGTTGGCATATATTAATGATCCAGATAAGATTTGGCTGATGTACATTGCTGATAAACCCAACCAACTGTTCTCACATATCTTCCACCATTCGGTTCCCAACTTTGAGTATCCTGAGTAAGATAAACTTGACCAGCAGTATTTTGTCTAGTATTAGCAGATCCAAATAGATTAGCTATTCTATCTCCAAATGGTTTGAATCCTTCTATCATTCCTGTTACAGTTTTATATATTGTTCCACCAGTCCACAAAGGACAATCCGAATGAGTAATAAAAAATCCATTCATACTAGTTGGAGGAACAACTCCAAGTTCTATTGTAATTGTTTTTTTAGCAGATGTTGTGGTATTTAAGGACTGTAATACGGGACCAAGTGCTCTTCCTAATACGAAGGCTTCTCCAATAATAGCAGTTGGACCAGTATCTTCCATTGATACATTTTCATATAATACGCCACTAATAATAGTGAATTTATTATGAAATTGATAATTATAAGATATTGATCCTCTTTTAACATTATGCGTTTCTGATGTTGCTATTGGTATAATATTTAATACATTATGTTTAGAATAAATAGGATTGTTTGGTGGTTGAGGAGGATTGGTTGGAGTTCCAACATATCCTTTAGTTCTATCCTGTATGGAGTTCATTCCTATGCAAGCTCTACGATACAAGTATGGCTTTACGTCATAAATCCATCCGCTCAATGCATTTTGATATTTACTCGCTTGTATCGTTGTATAAGTTGAAGCAGTAGTGTTATTTGGACCAGATTCTATACTTGGACCGAGTGTGACACCTTTTAATAGTCCTGATGCTATACTCAAATCTAATTTAATAGGGTTGCCACTACCGCTAACATAAGGATATCCTGTTATATTAGAATTAGCAATATTTAATCCTCTAATTTCTCCTTGTACACTAACAGTATGAATATATTTATCATCAGTTGTAGTTTCTATAGTATAATCTTCAACGAATGATATTCCTGTTGGCATACCCAACCAAGTATCTGTTAATTCGTATTTTGCAGAATGAACATCAAAATTTACTGTTCTCAAATGATTATATAGATAACCTTTACCAGCTCCCATAGGAGTCCATAGGGGACTAGGATTAGAAAATACTGAACTTGATCTTGCTTCTACCCATTTTTTTGCCTCATGAAAAGCGGAAACTGCTAAAGCAGGATATTTATCAAAAGGTATAATCGATGTAGGAGAATTGCACGCTCCTGTTCCTGACGGAATACCCACAGCACTTATTGTGCGAGAAATTTTAAATTGTGGTATATTGCGATAATATATATCATAAGTCGCTGTTGGAGTTGCTCCTTTTGGTTGTGCAGAATTTCCTCCTCCAAGGCCTGGTAGAATTTTCGGATTGTCATATTCTACTTTATGAGTTATATTTACTTTATCATCAGCATAAACATAGTCTTCTAATGGCTCGATATTCCACGAATCACTATATGACTTTACATACCATCCACTATATCCTGGCTCAAGATATTCTAGTGTTGCGGTATAATCTGCTGTATTAACCCAATTATCATTAGTTCTATTAAAATCTAAACTAACGAATCTTACTCCACTAGCACTATATATTTCGCTACCATCACATGTTATTCTAAATAATCCACAAGAATCTGGTTTAAAAATATTTTTAAGTTGTTTTATACCATGCATTACATTTTTAATACCACTATTTTTTACAACCTTACCCATAACTGTAATTTTATTGTTAATAACTAATGGTTCCCCAATCTCATTTCTTTCAACATTAGCAGAAAATTCAACCATAGGAGTCGGGCCAGCAGCCTCGTGTATTCCGCTACCATTAAAATAAACAATAACAGATCTTTGAGCCCCAGGATCATTAGGACCTTGTATAAATACCTGATTATTATCTTCACTAATTTTACTATTTAATATATCCAAAGAATAAACCATATTTGTCCTTTCGATCCTTTATTAAGCTGCTGACACCCATATTTCGGGTGATATTGTTCTTTGAGTCCAAGATGTCCCATTTGATGACGTAAGAGCAACCGATGATTCGTCACCGATCAGTATGAATCCATTTTTATAAATTAAATCATTCCAATTATTTCCATATACTGAATATTCAGTATAAGATACCCCATTATTTGTGGAAACAGCAACATACCCGCTATTGCTAAATATGACAATATTACTATTTCCATAAACTGCTTTTTTCCACAATCTTGAATTCGGTAAAACACTACTTCTATTCCAATTAATTCCATCAGAAGATGTTGTTACAAATGTTGAGTCCGAAGCTACTGCAATAAACTTATTATTTACAAATGATACGCTCTGCCAATTTTCACTAGTGACAAAAGAACCCTGTGTCCAATTAATTCCATCAGAGCTAGTAGCAAAAATATCAGACTGCGCTGCTAATATAACGTATACCCCATTACCATAAGCTCCGCTCGTCCAATCTGCTACCGTTGGCAAAGTAATTTCAGACCAATTTACTCCATTAGACGATATTGCTCCAACAGAAGATGATGATGATAATATTATATATTTATTATTACCAAATAGTATCTTAGTACATAAATTATTAAAATTACTTAATAGCTGCCCAGTAGAATTTGTCCCATCGACAGATATATAAGATGCTGTCCATGATGTTCCATAAATTGATTTATTTAATTTATTACTATTATAAGCACATGCTATATATTGATTAGATCCATATACCATACTGGTCCAATTTAAATTATCAGCCATAGTATAATCAGACCATGATTCTCCATTATTTGTACTGGCTGTTGCTGAATCACCTAGTGATATTACCACAGCTTTACTGCTAGTATTATTATTAGTTGGAGTAATAGTATTCGTTATGGTTAAAGTTGGAGTTAAAGTTGGACTAGTAGTATTGGTCGGTGTTAGAGTTGGCGTAATAGTATTAGTTGGTGTTTGACTACTAGTTTGTGTTGGGGTAATGGTGCTTGTTTTTGTAACGGTGGCTGTGCGAGTAGGGGTCTTTGTAACAGTATTGGTGGGGGTTATTGTTTTTGTAATACTTGGTGTTGGAGTAGATGTTCGTGTTGCTGTTGGTGTTCTTGTTGTGGTTTTTGTAGGTGTCGCTGTGACCGTTGGTGTTTTGGTTTTGGTGACTGTAGGAGTCGGGGTTTTTGTTACGGTAGGAGTAAGTGTTGGTGTTTTGGTTTGACTTGGAGTAGGACTACGAGTTAATCTCGGTATGGCCGTAGAATTTGGTGGCTCATATAGCGTTGTATTTTTTGATAATAACTTTCCTGTAAAATTATATCCCTTATAATATATTGAAATATTATTATTATTATAAATATTGCCATCATATATCATCTGCCCAATAGGCAGAAGGTATCTTGTAGGACTAACTGTGGGAGTAACTGTATTAGTTGGGGTCGGCGTACTCACCAATGATCTCCTTGTGTTATATTTAAATCCTTATTCATCATTTATTTATTATAGGAAAGAGTCACGATTTTCGCATTGCGACGTTCTAATCTCCCAAAAGCCTAGAGAATTTATAGCATATTGAGTTAGTGCTGCTCCTGATCTCCAAGAACCAAATATTGTTGTAGCATGATAAAATACTGATGATCCAGCATTATTTGTTAACTCCCACCTAGAGGATGCCCCATTATAAAATAATTTATAACTTAAATTGTCTCCGGATTTATAATATATATTACCTGATCTTATATATTCTCCTGACAATGTATTAAAATTATTAGAAGCATCTACAAAATTACAAGCATAAATAGAATTCGGTGGTCCACTAGGTGTTACTGTAATAGTCGGGGTTATTGTTGGAGTAACACTAATAGTAGGAGTAATAGTTGCAGTAATGGTTCTGGTTGGAGTCGGAGAATTGGTTGTTGGTGGAGTTCTGCTAACAGTAACGGTGCGAGTCGGAGTAACGGTTAATGTTTTTGTAACTGTCCTTGTAGGAAGTGGTGTTCTTGGCAATCTGGTAAAGCATGTATTATTGGGCTGTTGACAAGTTACTAAATGGGTTTTTTCTTCAACAGTTAAAGATCCGTTGTCTTGCACTAATTGTGAGGTTAATACTACAGCTAAGACATTAGAATATCTTGTAATTGGAACTAGTATCGTTTCTGATACATCAGATGCTACAAAATTAATAGTACTAATTGGTAAAAAGGCATCATACTTATCTGGCTTAGTCAAAGATAAATTAACAGTATATGAATCTCCAATTTTTAAATCATTAAAAATAATTTGTTTTATCTGATTAATAAGTTTTGGACCTTCTCCATATTGATCATAATCAACGCAAGATGGCTGTACATCAGATTGTGTTGAATATTGAAAATATCCACTATATACTGGTCCTGCTGGAAATTTATTTAAACTAAAGTAAGCACTTTTATACCATTCATGAATATTTGGTAAAAAGTATTTTGCATCAACTGATCTTATGAGTCCACTATTAGATGATATTCCTCCGTCATATGATGGTGCTGTAAAATTATAAGCACCAATATTTGTAATTAAAGAATTACTATCAGAAACTTTATTGTGTAACCAATTGCAATATCTCGCTGCCATCGGCCACGTAATAAATATTGCTGGTTTATTATGCATATATCTATTAACTACATATTTTTCACCAGGATTATTATTTGGAACATATGAAATACCACCTCTATCTGAGGACATTAAGTATGTATAAAGTACTCCAGTAGAAGATGCAGAATTCTGATTATATCCATTATTATAAGAGTTTAATTGAACCTGATTTCCTGAAGGATCAACTGTATTCAAAAAGTTTACATAATCTTGATTTGTAATCTGATAAGACGCAGCCCTATATCCAGTAGCCACAGAGCCAATAGCATAACTTGTTCCACCACACATATCAGTAAGTTGTGGTAAAAGTACGTTATTATTATATATGTCTTTTATAAGAGTTGTTTGACCAAAATTAGAATTAAATTCTGTATTAATACTGTACCAAGTTTGACTATCATAACTATGAGCATAAAGTATACTATTATTATGATCAAAGGTCGTTTGTAGTGTTCTGCCAGCAGCATCACCAGTAATCTTAGCTCCTGTAATATATACTGGATTTTGTCCTGACATGGTTGGAGTCAAATCAAAACAATATAAATATCCAAACTTAGTTGTTGCATAGAGATGTCCTTTTGTTAGGCTGCCAGAAATGGAGATATCTCCAAATTGGTTGTCATAAAGATTGGGCAGAATAGGGATCGTAGATAATGTAAAGGAAGCAAAACTATTACCACTAACTGCAAGTCCATTATTGGATACCGAGGTAAAAGATATTTTACTTAGAACGCCTGTGGACTCAGACATAAACCAATAACCACCTGACCCGCTCGCATTATTCCAATATGATGCATTGTATATTGGTTTAGTGATAGCATTATTCCAGTCAGAAATACCACTAATATTAGTTAGTGATGGAGTATTATTGCTATCATAATTTATTTTTACAGAGTAAAGTCCGGATCCATTATTTCCTGGAATTCCAAATGGCAATGTTCCAGTACCATAATACATAAATATTAAATGATTTGTTTGATTATTATAGGCGATGGCATTGCTACCTGTTGGAAGCGAAAGCCCTGTGCTCATAATTTTTACAATTTGCTGAGAATCTGGTTGCAATCTCCATATGTTATTATCTTTATCCACGCCATAAATATTACCCTTTGGAACATTCTGAGACTGATTATTCTGACCAGAAACTGTAACAAAATTTGATAAATTTAATGGATTAGTATATGAAAATACTCTAAACCCATTTTCATTAGTAGCATTTAAACTATTATATAAAAAAGGATCATTTAATCCTGGTCTAGTATATTGACCATAATTGTCGCTACTAATTCCAGAAAAATTGGTTGCCCAAGATCCACCATATGCTACTCTACTAAAAACGTATTCATTATTTCCACCTAAATACGTTTGTTCTTCAGTCCATTCTAGAACATTGCCTCCTTGATCATAAGTTCCCCAAAAACTTGGGTTTCCATTTTGACCAACTGCACTAACGTTGCCAGTAAAATCATTCCATGATACACATTTATTGTAATTTGCAGTATTGAATCCTGAAATAATAGCCATGTAATCCCTTTTATATTATGTTGCACATTCATTTGGTCCGCACTTTAGACCAAGATAATCATTAGCTTCTATTCCATTATTTTCATTAAATAATCTAAATCTAACAACACCCTCATCATAATTATCCAAAGACATATTAGCAATGCCCATAACAACTCCTGAGCCATTTTTGGTGAATGTCATATAGCCGCTAGATGGTTGATTAAACGTGACGTTATTTGTTAATGATGAAAATTCATATTTATATCTATCACTAGAAGAAGCTTCTCTAATATTAACAAGCATTAATCTGGTTCCAGAGCAGCACGATCCTAGATTTAATAGTGGACCACCAGATATTGCTACAGAAACAGGGTTGTTGGCTACGCAATCATTACACTCTATCTTATAGTCTTTACCATAGGCTATAGACTGTGAACATCCAGATTGTTGTACACTAATATTTAGTGTAACGAACTCTGTTCGATTCTTATTGTATAAACTATTTGTTCTATACTTGAGTATAGCATCTTTAGTATTCATAGCGCATTCGCCACTAGGAAAACAAAATCCAATATCCGTATATATTATTTTATTGTCTTGTGTTGCAATAAATGATCCGCTTTGTGGAGTTACAACTACTGGCCAATTACTATCTAAATAATTAACAGTATATTCATATTTTTCTCCAACTACTAATCCAGAAGTTCTTGTTCTTAAAGAGAAAGCTCCCTTTGAAACACTATTTAGAGTAATTCCATCATTACTTCCAATGACAGTGCCTCCATCGCTAGTCAAAGGAGGATTATAAGTAATTTCTAATCCACCTATATTATTAGTCATAGTTAATAATGAAGTATTACTAGATACTTTTGACAATCCAGGAGCTGCTAGTGGCTCAACCTCAAGAATAAAATTCACAAATTTAGTAAATGCTAGCTCACTATTTGTGGTTTGACACACAGAGTCTAAGTCATAAGAGAGAACGCTACTATTAACATTATTAGGACACAATCCTGTCGATTTACAGAATTGAATAGATGTAGGTATTTCATACCCACTAGCATTTCTAATAATTCCACTGATAGGATATACTATAGCTGGCCAATTTCCGTCCAAAGATTTGTATTTATATGAATAAACAATATCTGGTAGTAGATTTTTGATAACTGGAGTAATCCTGTAAGAATCGCGGAAACTAATTCCTCCAGTTGCAGGGATTCCTGATATAGTTACTTTTGGCAAACAATCTGTACTATCACACTTTATAGAAAATACATTACTAAAGGCTTCTGCTTCTGGTAAATTAGTATTTAGTGCCTTTACCTTAGCTCTAACATTAAATTGTTTACGATTTTCACTATCAGAGGTATATGTATATGGCAATACATATAAACTATCACTAGGACATAGTCCTGTAGAATAGCATATATCATAATATATAGTAGCTTCACCAGAGGTATTAGGTGATACTAATGTTCCACTAATCGGATTAACTATCATAGGCCAGTTATTCTTAACAGACTCTAGAACATAAGAATATTCAACTCCTGGGACCAAACCATTTAAATTTAATTTAATATTATTATTTGGATTAGCTTTCGAAGGATTATTAATGACCGATGTTTTGAACTCAGCAGATAAAGGATTTACGCAACCAGAGCATATGATTGTTGTTTCATTACTATATACCGTTTGTAGTCCTGGTAAATTTGGAACTAATTCTAATTTTACTTTGGTAACTTTGGATAACGACGCAAGTCTATATTGACTATCATTTGCTAGTGTATAATTTAAAACATTCTTTGATCCAGTTTGGCAAACGCCGGTTCCTGCACAAAAAGAAACCTCTACAGGTATATCAAAGCTTGTGCTACTGATAATATTACCACTCATTGGATTCAATATCGTTGGCCAATTGCTATCTAGGCCAATAAATCTATATTTATACTCTACTCCCTCCAATAAATTAACGCCAGATATAGGAAATCTTTTGGGATTTATATCGCTAAGAACTATAGTATCTGGTAGCACCACCTCTGGATCAGGTATACAACCAGAACATCTAATTAACGATTCGTTACTATACACTGTTGGCAAATCATCATCAATAGGATCAAATTCAACCTGGAATTTACTAGACTTCTGTAATGAACCTAAAGTAAATTGATTATATGATGTTACTGCGTTATATGGTAGAATATTTTTATTACCATTTGGACAAATCCCTGTTGATGCACAAAAGGCTATTGACAAAGCAATATCACATGTTGCACTATTTACTATAGTACCACTCATTGGATTAATAACAGTAGGCCAATTACTATCAATAGATAATACTTTATATTTATATGATGTATTTGGCGATAAATCAGTTCCAACCATATTTATGGTAGCAGTATTGCTGGACCCTACTGTAACATCTTTTGGAACTTCAATAACTGGAGCAGGAATGCAGCCACTGCATTTTATCATAGCCTCATTGCTATATATTGTTGCTAAATCATTATTTAATGGCAATACTGGATCTATTTCTAGTCTAATTTTTGCAAATTTATTTAAAGATCCAAAATTAAATTGTTTATTAGATCCTGCCATATATGGTAGTATATTTGGAGATCCGTTGGGGCAAACTCCTGTGGTTTGGCAAAATGAAGTTGAGACAGATAGTGTGTGATCGCTAACTGAAGTAATTACTCCACTTATAGGATTAATGCTAACGGGCCAATTAGAGTCTAAACTTATAAATTTATATCTATATTCTGAAGTGGGTGAAAGATTATTAATAACAACATTAAATGAGCTCTCATTATCATCTCCCACGATCACATTTGGTATAGTAGCAGATGGCTGAGGAATACAAGTATCACAAGTAACAATATAAGCATTACTATTTACTGACGGAATATCGTATCCAATAGGAGTAACTTCTGCTTTGAATCTTGCGATTTTATTGTTGCAGTTTGGGGCTGCTGTATACGTTAGAACATTAGCGCAGCCATTTGGACAAAGTCCTGTGGATTGACATAGCGTAACAGAAACTGGGACAGTATAAGTTGTGCTGCCAACATTGTTTCTTATGATACTTCCGCTTAATGGATTGATAATTGCTGGCCAATTACTATCAATATTTTTAAATACATATTGATACTCGATTCCAGGAACCATATTATCTATTTCAAGATTAAAATCTGTATAGTTTCCATCTCCAAATGATAATGTAGTATTCAATGGTAGTCTGGCTCTTAGTAATGGAAGACAATCGTTACATACCGCAACAATATCATTACTATAAGCAACAGGAGTAGCATAGGCATTTTGGTTCAAAGACATTTTGAACCTGGATTGTTTTTTTATAGAATTTAAAGCAACACTTGATGATCTTAGATTTGTATATGGCATAATTCCAGCACTGCCACTTGGACATAATCCTGTAGCAGTACAAAAGGTTGCAACGACCGGTAATCTCATAGAGTCTGAAGTAGCAATTATGCTACCAGATTGGGGAGATAGTATTAATGGCCAGTTGCCATCAAGCCCAGCAAATGAATAATTATACTGTTCGCCAATAACAAGATTATTGATTGTTACTTCAAACTCATTATTACTATGATTACTTCCTATATTAACAAAGTTGGGAGATAGTATCTGTATAGCTGGTATACAATCTACACAGGTTGCAGAGAATGATCCTGCAACTTTATTTTGAAATGTACTATCATTTGGAGTTAACGATACATCTATAATAGAATAAGGATCTTCAGTAAATCTTCTATTTTGTATATTCTGATAATTAATTATAGACGGATCTGTGCTTGGACAAGCTCCTGTTGATGGACAAAAAGATAGTAGTCCATTAACGGTAAAATCAGAAGATGAGGTGGTAATGATTCCTGATCTGGGCGTTACTTTTAAAGGCCAATTACCTCCTCCTCCATTCAAAACATAAGTATATTCTTGATTTGGTATTAAACCTTCACATTTAACATTAAATGTTTTTGAATTTCCATCAGTGCTTGTTAATGATAGGTCGCCATCTCCATTATTAAAAGATAAAGATAATGATGATGGAATACATTGATCACACTGCACTATGCACGGATGAGTATATAGAAGTTCATCAGAATCATTATCTCTAATTTCTAAATCTAAAATAGTATATAAACTTTTATTATCTAGATCTAAACCAGGTGCGGTAAGACTATTTTCTGGAACATTATAAAATACATTAGGGTCAGATTCTGGACATTCTCCAGAATTCGAACAAAAATAAACATATGATTTAACACTGTCGGGGAAAAACACACCAGACAATGGAGATATTCTTACAGGCCAGTTTCCACCATTATTCTTAAAAATAAAATTATATTTTGTAGCAGGATCAAATCCACTTACTTTAACATTTATTGCTTGGATAGTTGACATTATTTCCTCTTTATTTTTATTAAGTACAATTTGATGGTGTGCTGAGTGATATATTTACACTTTTAGTTGCTTGACTCTCTTGAATTGCTATGCAATCAGAACAATAAAATTTAGCTATATTACTGTCATGTACAATATCGGAATACTCTGTATCGGAATACGATAATCTAATAGTAACTTCAGGATTATACCAATGCAATTTTGGATGATTATTAATTGAATAATTTAAAACTCCATATCTACCATTATAACAAACTCCTGAATTCTGGCAGAATCCAGCATCTATATTTAATACTACTGGATTTGCTGGAGTTCCACCGCTACCAGAATGAAAATATCCTGTTGGTGAAGAAACAACGAATGGCCAATTAGCATCTAAAGAATATATAGAATATTGATAAGTTTTTTGTGGAGTAAGATTAATAAATTTAATACTCAAATTTGTTTCATCGTTCGTAGTCAATAATGTTTGGGAGGCTGTTATCTCGGCTTTTGGTAGACTATAATTGGAGCTTAATTTAAATGCAGAACTTTGATAAATTTTCGTTGGATCTCTTACTAGATTAAAATCAATAGCTATATTACTAAAATAATCGTCCCCTACTGTACAAAAATGTTCTGTGCATGGAAGATATCCCTCATAATTTTCATCACAACTGGTTTTAGTTGGACAAAAATAAGCGGAAGCAGATATGGTCCCACTAGTACTAGTTGAAGAAAATATTCCACTAATAGGAGTTATAGTTATGGGCCAATTAGAACTTATGCTTTTGAAAGTATAGTTATACTTTTCATTTGGAGTTAAATTGGTCAATGTTACAGTAACGTCTTTTGGATTTGGCATTATAATACCTCAAAACATATGGTAATCAATGGTTAATACACCATATTAGATTGTTAAATTTGATCAATTATTCTGTTATTTTGAAACTAATATTAGGCAAAGATGGTGTCGTGTTAAGGTTAGAGGTGGCGTATTTTAATATTATATAATCGCTATATACAGTATTATCATTTAGGCAATCATCACATTTAAGTGATGCTCTAATAATTACTCTATAGTCGATACTGGATCGCCAAAGAATAGGATAATCAGGTGTTGTATATGGATTCAATATTTCTGGATAAGAATCACAGGCGCCAGATGCACAAAATACTAATCGGTTAGTTACAGATGATATATCTTCTATTGTGTCTAATGTATTTTTACCAGTAGTTAATGTGCCAGAAGGTTTTCCAACAAAATAGGTTGGCCATTCAGCATCAATAACATCAACACTATAGGTGTAGTTTTTATAAGATTGTAATCCAGTAACGGCTATATTAAAACTATAAGTATTATTAGTCGCATTAAATGAATTAGGTATAATGGCTTGGGTGCCCATTGTCTCATTATTGGTGTTTCCTTCGGATCCTTCAACAACAGGAGGAACAACAACTGGATTATTTTCTGGAGATGTTATAGAAGCAGACGGATAGGACATTGCTGTTAAATTAGAAACAGGCACTGTTGAAGTTATTATTTTAATAGATGGTAAATTCTGTATATCATCTATAAATCCTTCTAATGGACCTCCGGCTGCTGGGATATTTATTGGTAATTGTGCAGATTCTCTCATTATAAAATAGTAAGACTGTCTAGGCTGTAATGACACTAGCGTAGAATTCGAGTCTGGTTGATATATTTTTACTCCATTCTCAACTGCCAAAGGTTTTGTCCAGAAAGTTGGAACTGCTCCGTTGGGAGGATTTTGACTTGCATATATAGTACTAACAGATTGTAATAATTTGTTAAAATCTATTAATTGATCCGGCGTCAAATTTGCTGATTGACCGGTTAAATTTAATGGAGTTTGTCCAGCATAGTGTGTTATACATAATGGACTATTTATTATCATAATAGACTCTTTTAATAATGAAGTTTATATGGCTGTAATGAGATATACACCCTTATATATTTGTGACAGGAGTAAACGTGTGGCCAACTGTTCCTCCAATAATGACCGACGAAATAAACGGTATACTCTGTGGCTGAGTATCATCCAAAAGAGAAAAATCTTTTAATGGTAGCATGATCACAGAGTCATAACTTTCTTCTGCATCGTCTGGAATAAATTGGGCTAATATTTTATTATTTATTGAATATGTCCAATTATTAGATTGGTCTAAAATAGTATATTTAGGATATTCATGTAAATTAATTCCTACACACTCTGACTTTGTTATTGTAAAACTTCCAGAATATTCACTTTTATTTAATTTAGGATTATTAATAGAAGATTCAATTAGTCCTGCTATAGGAGCTGCATTCAGCTCAAACGTAAAAGGATCTATATTTTTTCCTATTTTTACTCTAAGAGTTTCTGGTATTAATGGATTAGTTAAAACATCACCCTCTGTTACTAATGATGGAGCTAATTGATTAGCTTCTGACATGACGAATAATCTGCCGCCATTAGGACCATAATTAGCAGGAGTTTCAGCTAAAATCTTTCCATTAATAGAGAAAGATGTATTGACAGGAGAACAATTAACCAAGATATAGTCTATATGAACAATAACATTAGAGATATCTTTTATTTGTAATCTAATTAAAATTTTTGTATATATCTTATGAGACAATTTTCCTTTTGCTATTGCTGTAATGGGACTATTATTTGACCCGCTTATTGCGTAAGAAGAAGGAGCAAAAGTAATATCTGTTAAAACATTATCTGGTATAATATTAGTAGTGCTAAAATAGCAAATATATTCTTGATGTAAACTCAAAGAGCTTGGAGACGGAAAAGTTAATATAATACCATTTTCTAAATTATTTATATTAGTATTGAATTCGTTAATCATAGTATTACACGCACTGTATTGTTATTAGTTTTTCAATAATTTTTTGACTAATATCTGTTCTTGATACTGAAAACTTGAAAATACTAGTTGATTGTTGTGGATTCGGTATAGATAAAGTAACACGAACAGAAACCTTTGATTGAGTTATTCCATTATCTGTATATGTACTATAAACAGGTTCAGATATAGCTATATTACCAACAGAAGAATTATTCGTTAGTTCTACAAATTCAAAAGAGTAATCAGTAAAATCGTTTATTATGGGTAGAACTTCAAATTCCAGAGCATCACCAGTGCTGCAAAAGTTACTAATTAAATTTGTACTTACTAGCGAAGATTTATAATATAATCTAGCATCTGTTGATAGAGTGTTACTAGGACAAACAATTTTACCAGACCATTCTATTATTGATCCGTCAGTAAGTTTGGAATATAATTTACCAGTTTTACTATTCATGACTAATTCACCAATGCTCACCTGATCTGGGCCAGGGAACCCTAGGCTTGTTTCATCTCTTTTTAATAAAATTTTCATTAACACACTCCTGTAAATAATACCATACCAAAGTCCCAATTAGAAAAACTACTATCTATTGTGTCAAATGGCGCTCCAGGATTTGTTCCAGAAACATAGGAGTAAGCAAATGCACTTTGATTATTTAAACTATTATAATTATTCCAAGCAGAAACTCTATAATAATAATCTAAACTAGAACTTGTTCCATATATGGTTTCTGAGGTATCATCTATTAAATTAGATGTATTATTGTAATCCTGCCATGTTAACCCCTTATCTGTTGACTCTTGAATAGTATAACCTATAATTGCAGATCCTCCAGCATCGCTTGCAGACCAACTTAATGCAATGCTTGATGTATTATTATCATTAAAGGTTCTAGTATACGTTATGTTATTTACGGCCTTTGGAGCAGAGGACGCTGGGGTTATTGCTGAAGAATTCTGTGAAAAAGATCCAATTCCAACATTATTTTGAGCAGCGACCCTAAAACGATAAGTGTTTAAAGAAGATAATCCTAAAATTGAACAATGAGTAGAATTACTTAGTGCCCTGTTTAAAGTATAATTACCCACAGGCAATCTTGTCCATGTTGAACCAGAATCCAAAGAAAATTCTAGTATATAAGCTAGTATTGAAGTGCCGCCATTACTTTGAGGAGCTGTCCAAGATAAAGAAACCTCACCATTACCAATACCGTTGCCTTGTGTTGCTGATAGATTTTGAGGAGCAGTTGGAGTTGTGTAATTGGCTGTTGGAATTTGTGAAACTATTTTGCCATTACGATCTAAAGTTAAAAATGCATTTGCTATATATTTACCAGTATTATTTGTACTTGGAGCTGGTCTTAAATATATATCTTCAGATACTATTTCGGATGCGTAAGCAATACCATTTACGGTTAAATCTGAATATAAATAACCATATCCTGTTACTGTTATACCATTAGCTTCGTATGTTCCAGTTGCTAATGAACCTAAAATATATGGAGTATCAGTATTAATAGTGGTTTTAGATTTTCTATCATAAGACCATCCTGATGCAGTTGACTTGGCTCTGTCTAAAAATGTAGTAAAAGAAACTCCACCATAAGCATTTCCACTCAATGCATTATTAATTTTGGGATACAAATATAAACCTGGGTCACCAGTATTAGCATAGGCTCTGATACCCTGATCAAAAGTAGTTACAACTTTATTGTTTATTATTGAAGAAGTTGATGATGATATTACATTTCCCGAAATATCTATTTGTTCAAGACTTATGTACTGTACTTTTTTGGCTCTTATTCCACTTGATTCTATTATGCCTGGACTGACTAGCGCGGGAACATCAGAGCTTGCTGATCCAACCATAATATTATCTGAATACAGCCAGCCACTAACTGTTAAACTTGCTGGAATGTTACTGGGTTGTTGAAAAATTACATTTTGCCCAGATGGTATAGTGAATAAGTTTGATGTATTGATTCCTACACTTGAACCACTAGCTTGTACAAATAAAGCTGGACTATTATTCAATCCATAGATTTCAAAATTTGTATCTTTTTTGGATGTATTAAATACTGTACTGAAATTGGGTCTAATGCTCAAAATATGAGATGTTGAGTCGGAAGTTTCATTGTCTGCGTATCTAAAAAGACTTAAATATCCACCCTTGGTAATAGACTGTATAGTAATATCGTTAGTATCACCAAAAGGAACGGCTGTATCTAATAACATTTCTGTAATTTGATTACCACCATTTAGTGTTATTGTATCTATATTTCTATAATAATTAGTGCCCGATAAACTAATTAGTATTTGATCATCAACAGAAAACTCATTTGAACTAATTGGATTTACTAATATAACTTGTCTTAAACATACTGTAGCTGATTTTGGAGAATATTTATTCCATGTTATATCTTTTTGCGTTAAGAAATAATCATCTGTATTATAAATACCAGTTACCAAGCCATTGGATGTTGTACTGAGTATTCTGTTTGAGGGAATAGGTAAATTTAAAGACCCATTGCTATTAATTGTTATCTGACTATTAGCAATTTTACCATTAGACATTGTTAACAATCCACTTTGAGATAAACTGCTAACATAAATATTTGGAGAAGTTATATTTTGAGAATTAATTGTATTTAAATATGAAATACCAGTTATTGTTACTGTTTCAGATGATACTGTGGTTGATGAGGATCCGACCTCTATCTGGTTTGACCCATTAGACAGTATCATATTTCCATTATTATTAATAGTAATTTTAGTGTTTGGATATCCTAAAATAGTATTTTCAACACTAGTATTGAGTGTTTTTACCCCTGTACTTCCTGATACAACTATCAAATCAATCGCGCCTCTTTCGGATCCATGAGATGAACTTACTGCTCTAGCTTCTATTTTTCCATAGTTTGTTTGGATGCCAGAAGAATTAGATGCTGATAATTGTAGTCTTGAGACTATAGTATTAGCTGGAATATTAGTTGATGGTTTATAATATAAAGTAATATTTGTAGGATAAGTCGAGGCCCTATTTTCTAATCTAATACCTTCTTGACAATTTTGACATAGATTATTAACTATGTGTAATAATGTTGATGGCTTTACTCCTGATGGCATATTAATACCTAATTTACCATCATACGAGAAAAATAAATTTCTATTATCTGTACCACTACCATAAACTATAAAATCATTAGCTGCATTGTTTTTATTAAATAGAAAATTATTTGTTCCTGATGTCGCAAGAACCGAGTTCGCATCATTGAGGTTATCAGCACCCAATAATAGAGCTTGTCCACTAGCAGTAGAATACCAGTACGCTTGTGAGGATCCAAAAGTTGTATCATCATATTTATATTGTAAAGAATAGTTAGAGCCTACAGGATTAGATAACATTGATACTGAATCATTTTCAGATAATGACTGTATATTAGCAGACTCTGATATTTTGTTTAGTACTACCCAATCCTCGCCAGTAGAAACCAGTCTGATATAATTATTGCTACCCACAAGAACAGTTAATACTCTATCGTTATAATCTCTAATAGTTAAAGCATTAGATGATTGTATTACTTTAAATTCTAGAAAAATATCTTTTTTAGATGGACTTGGTAATGTTAGAGATATGTCTCCATTAGAAGTATCTACTAAATATATAGCACTTATATTATCTAATATTGAGCTACGATCTAATATAATAACATTATTTAATAGTGTATCAAAATAACTTTGATTAGCAAAAACATAAAATTCATTACCAGAATCTGGAAAGAAAACTGATTTATTTTCATTAGAAGATGATGAAATAGAGTTTCTTTTAACGGAGATATTACCAGCGCCATCAAATACTATTTCTCCAACACCAGTTTCAAAATATTGATAAGATATATTTCTTGCTATATAAGGTATATAAAAACCAACATGAGTAGAATTTAATGAATTATAATTTTTAAGTTTTGATAAAATTTTAAAATGATCATTTTCTATCGTAAATGAAAATCCAACATTATCAAATACTTTTATTAGTTTATTATTTATCATTTAATTTATACCTTATGAAATATACAAAATATTTTTATGATGGTCGTCCCATAATACTTGGTTTAGCGGCACTATTCATGCCTCCTTCAAAAACAGTTTTATCATATTGCATGACGGTGTCTTGGGCAATATTTTTTGAACTAACAGAAGTATTGTCGTATATATTTTTTTCCATATTACCTTTTATAGATTCTAAACCAATATGGTGAAGTGATGTTGTTTGCGTAACATTAGCAGATAATGACGTTGGTATAGCATTTGCATGTTCTCCAAATTGAGCGGTGGCTGTTTGGAATGTGTTGATAGATGATGACAAACTTTTTTGTGCAGCACCAAACTGTTCAGTAAAATTAGCCCCAATTTGCTCTGTATATTCATTAAATTGACCAATAGCATTTGTAACAGCATCCTGTATGGATGATGATATATTAGCCGTATCTATACTAACATTATTAGATACACCACCGGCAGAGGATGCGGTTTGTTTAAGTGTCTGTACAACATTAGAAAGAGGTGCTAGTTGTGAGGCTCCACCAGAAGAATTCATGCCAGTATTTGATAATTTATTTAATAGTTCTGGTAATATATTAGAATTTGATATACTAGCCATTGATCGACCACCAGCAGCAAGATATTGTGGACCGACTATACCTCCATTGGCCAAATAATTAACAATTCCGCCTCTATTTAAATGACCACTATTAATAGCATTGAGAAGTGGCATATGTTTTTTAGTAGCTTGTCTATTTATTACAAATTCTCCTTTAGTTAACATTGCAGGAGTATCATCTGTAGTTCCATTGTTAGCATTAATAAAAGCTCCATTATTAGCATATACTAATCCTCCCTTACTATATCCATGGAATTTCATTAATTTTTTTAAAATATTTTCTGCTCTTTTATTACCCTTTACCTTTTCCATATGTTGCATCAAGGTGCTTAGTAGTTCATATGGGGCTTTTTTGATTTGACTTGCAGAATATCCTTTGCCTCCTGTTATAGCAACTAATCCCTTCGGATCATCAACAAATGACTCGATTTCCTTCATTAGTCCTGATAGCTGTATTTTTTTACCTCCAAAAGGATCACCCTTCATTCCAGCAGTTTTAGTTTGAAAAGAGTGGGCTAATTCATGCTGTACTACTGATGTTTTTGTCTTAGCGTCCTTAAATATCATTTTGTTACCTGAAGTAACCATGCCGTCTGGGGCTTTTACCGGACCTATGGTCTTAGCAACTTTCTTTTTGGCCTCAGCTAGTGCTTTAGGATCAACAGATACCGATTGCGGTGTAGACTTTTCAACAAATTCTGACAAGAACTGATCTCTTTTTGCTGGAGTAGCATAATCAGCCAAATCACTAGCTAAATTCTCTTGAACTTGTCTTAGTGTTTTGGTATCAGTAACATCTATAACTTCTGGAAGTGGTCGTTTGATTGGTAATGTTGTTGCATCTGGTTTTGTTCTGGCCATAAATTCTTCAGCAGTAACTCTTGGCTTGCTGGCTCTGGCAGCAGATCTTGCTTCTTCTGCACGTTTTGTATATTCTGCTGCCGTAATTCTGGGCTTAGCAGCTGATTTGGCAGCTTCTTGTAAAGGATCTAATATTGGTTGTGATTGTTTTGCTGATTTACCAAGTTTAGACATATCCATAGGGTCACTGCGTAATGACGGCACTTTTACTTCTCTCAAATCTTTTAATGATCTAGATAAAGCTTCCCCTCTGCTTAACCGTCCCATGGACCCTATAGAACCTGTAGCCTCTGAAGGTATTGGCAATTTTTCTACATAATTTTGGATCATTTTAGGAATAGTAGATTCTGTGGCACTGGCTATGGATGATCTTTGTGCTGCTTCGTAGGCTCTTTGCGAAACTTTATAGGCTTTTTCTGCAGCTTTGTCCATATCATCCAATCTGCCAGCAACGCTTCTAACTTTACCAGCTCCAGGAATTGGTAATGGCATAACCGAATCAGCAGTAACATCTCTAATCACATTAGCGGCCCTAACTACGGGCCCTAAAGGTCCAGCTTCAGAAACATTTCTTTCGTCGAATATCATTCCTGCTGAATTATTTTTAAGTAAAGGATCTGCTTCTAATCCAAAAGGAATACCGGCATAGGTGGCTAATCTGCCTGTTTGTTCAGCTAGTCTATTAATATCTGAAATACCAGCACCAACAGAATCAGACGCTTGACTTAATGCCTTATCGCCAAAAGCTCTAGCCATAGTATCGTCATAACCAAGCACCTTTTGAGTTTCTGCAATGCCTAATGATGCCCCACCCAACAATGCTCCCCCACCTCCGCCAATAATTCTAAAGGGACTAGTAGCTACTGCAGTAAGATCTCCAATGTATCTGCCTGTAGTTCCAAGACCTCTATAAAAAGAATTACTACTATTTTCAAAACTAAAATCTTTATTTCCAGCTAGTTTTTCTCTTTCTCTATAAGCATCACGACGAGCATTAATGTCTTTCATGTCTTGACTATCATTACGAGCACGATCTTGTGGTAATGCTCCAACAATAGCTTGTGTTAAAGTATCTCCAACATAAGCAGCATTTCCTAGTGGCCCCTCATAATTTTTAGCCCTATCGAATGTTTCTCGTGTTTTTTTCTCTTCGTCTTTTATTCTTGTATTTTCATTATTACGCCCTACTGATGGATCCATTCTAGTAGCTCTACCAAGAGCATCGGCTGCTGTATCTCCATATGTGGATCTAAATGCCGCAGCATATTGTGGTTCCGTCATATTAACAACATGGGAAACCCCTGCCTTAAATCCTTCAGCAGATGCCTCATTTTCTTTTCTTATTCTTGCTTGTCTGTCAAGATAATCTTGTCTTGCTCCTTGAGCAGCAAAGTAGTCCTCAGCACTAGTATATTGTTTAGCTCCCCATCTTTCAGCATTTTTTCTAGATGAGTAATATGATTCTGGCTGACGACCAATAGGATTCATGTTACCAGAAAAATTAACTCTTGCGCTATCTCTTTCTCTTTTTCTCTTGTCTATTTCTTCGTTTGAAAAGTCTGGTCGTCCATCTCCGTCGTTGTCTGCTCTGGCTTCATTTAGTCTTTGTTCATAATAGTCTATTACTTTTTTACCTTCGTCTTTTCTTTTTTCCACTATGCTTTTTGATCTTTCAGCCTGTGATTGTATGGCATTTTTAGCTGCTGCATTGGCTTCTGCTAATGTTCCGCCATTATTAGCAACTGCATTAAATGCTCGTCTGCTTGCTGAAGATCCAATAAATTCTTTGGTTAGTCGTTCAGTTTTAGTGGTTTGATCACCAGATGTTGGGGTGGCTATGGAATAATCTGGTGTTTTTTTATTTAAGGCTTGGTTTATAATATTTGTAGTTAAAGCTGCTTGTCTTTTTTCTCTTGCTGGATTATTCTCTATAGGTCTCTCTATAGGTCCACCAAAAAGTATTTGTTCCAAAAGGTCTGCTGTTTCTTGATCAGCCTCTGTTGACAATCCTAATGCTAATCCAGCCATTTTTCTCTTTTTAGCCTGATTAGCCTCATAAGCTCTATTATTAGCTGTACGATTAACCATTCCTTCTGAAGGATTTCCTGTTTGAACACCTGAAGAGACTGCAGGATCGGCTATGTCAGGTCTTGCACTCTGATTTATTCTAGCGACAGTTGCTGGATCAATAGGGTCGGGTTTTCCTCCGTTACTAGTTATTGGAGGCAACGCAGCACTAAATGATAGGGCTCGTAAACTTCCTCTATTTCTAGGATCAGAGCCTAACTCTTTTAGGGCTGATCTTTCTTCTGATGTTATCTCATTAGACTGAGCACCTTTACGATAGGCACTATTTACTAAAGAAGAAATATTACGATCTTTTTCTACAGTATACGGGCCTACCTCTCTTTTTATTTGATTAGATTTTAAAGTTGCATATTCTGTTTCTTCTTCTGAGCTTATTCCTTTGCTTCCTTTAAGCCATAATGATCGTCTTCGTGACTCTTCAGATTTAATTTTTTTTCTCTCATTGATAGTTTCTTGTGTTGGTCCAATCTTTATTGCCGCTCCTCTGCCCCAAGGTATTTTTGTCATATCGGGTAGAGGAACTGCTACTGGAGCTGGTTGCTCCATAGAGCTTTGAGTCATTTGATTATTTGATGCTTCCGTTTCAGCTTCAGCCGCACTAGCTTTTTCAAATCTTTCTTTAGCTCTTTTCTTTTCTTCATTATAAAAATTAACCCCAACAATACCAGAGTTAGGATCCTCCTTTATACTGCCATATCCTGCATCGTTAGCACTTCTGAGTTGTGCGTCATTCTGTCTATTATTATAATTATCCCATCTGTTTTGAAATTCTGGTTCATATTTTTTAGTTTCTGATTGTCTTTGTTCTTCTGTCATACTTTGCCATTTATTACTACCTACCTGAGATTCTGCCCAACTAGATGATGTTCTAGAAACTACCTCATCAGGTCTTCTTCCGGCTGCTTCTGACATCATCCATGATTCTTTTTGAGCATCTATTCTTTCTTCTTTTCTTTTTTGTACTTCGCCACCATTGGCTAAATAATTTACTGGCCCTCCTTTACTATATCCGAATGGTCTAGTAAAATATGCTTGTCTATAATCCATTTGTCCAAATGATCTTGTTAGATATAATTCTTTTCGACGTTGATAAATCTGTCGTTCTTCATCTGTAATTGTTCCATCTTTATTTAGATCTATATCTTCGTCAATATTAGTTCCTGCTTTACCACCCTTTTGTAAATAAACCACTCCACCCTTACTATAATTTCCACTATTAATAGCTTTCAATAATGGTAAATGTTTTTGTGTAGACTTAGAATTGATAACAAATTCGCCAGGACTTAACATGGCAGGAACAGTGTCGGTACCTTTAGGCTTAAAATCAATAAGCTTTCCACTACTAGCATATATTAATCCTCCAGATGATCTGGCCGCAGCAGGAGCAGGAACAGCCACCCCAGGATTAACTATTCTGTTACCAGCAGCGTCCATACCTATATTAGCATTATTCAGATTTCCTTCGATGCTTGCTCTTAAATCATCAATACTAATACGTAAATTATCATTAGAATTTTTTAGTATGGATTGTGATTCTAATAAAGCCAGTTCTCCTTGTGCTTTTGTAGCATCGGCTCTTAATCCAACAGCTTCTAAATATCTTTCAGCAGCCTGTTGCATAGCAGGATCTGCTTTGCGATCCTCTAGGACAGCCAATGACTGTTGAACAAGTGGATTATTTATCATTCCACTTTCTATCGCCATTTGTTTGGTTACTTGTAATTGCTGTTTTTGAAAATATTCTGCTACTGCTTGATCAGCATCTACTCCTGGTCTTCCTCGGTTCTGAGCATATTGATTTCTTATCTGTAATTCTTGAGCAGCTCTGAATCCGGGATCCTGCATCAATGATAGTGTTTCTTTTCTTTGATTAGCAAGAACAGTATTTCCGGCGCGAGTTGCTTCTCTTACATTTCCGGTCTTAAATAATGTTTCATTAAATGCTTTTCTAGCGTCTCTTTGATTATATGCACTATTGAGTCCTCCAGAAAGATTTCGTTGTAATCTAATAAAACTTTGATTAAGTTTATCTGCTTCTTCTGGCGTATTAGTTAATAATTGATTAACAAAATTTTGTCGATTATTCTGTAATTCTGCAGTATTTTGCAAGTTGTTGAAAGCTTTATCTACTAATTCTGTACTATTAGCAAGCATATCTAATGCTTCTCTATTATCTCTTAATTGATCATCTAATTTATTAAGCTGTTCAACATTGTTACGCAAAGCGTCTTTATCTGTAAGGGTATTTTGTTGATTCTGTAGAGTATCTCTTTGCTCAGCAAGCATTATTTGTCTATTTTTAATTCCCTGAACAGTTGTTTCACCTCCTGCTAAACCACCAACATCACCCATAATTCTATTAAATTGTTCATCATATGTTTCACCGTATCCACTCAAGACTTCTCTTAGGTTCATATTGCCTTCGTTAGAGATTTCTCTTGATCTTCTAAAATAGTTTTGAGATTCTTTAGCTGCTTTGCTAGCTTCATTCAAGCCCTTAGCAAATTTATCTAATGCTCCTTCTTTGAATGATGATAGACCTTTTATAGAATCTAATAATTTTTTACCAAAATCACCTAAAACACTAGTACCTTCTTCTAGTTCTTTTCTAAATTCTGATACTTGCGTAGTATTATCGGCATTGTTATCTTTAGCTTTTTTAGCTATAGTTTCTATCCTGGCCGTAGCTATTTGTTTTAATTCATCTTTTTGTTGTCTAGATAAATTAGCATTATTTTCTATTTCATTTTTAGCAGTATCAACTGCTGCTTTTTTAAGTTCATCTACTCCTGAGCCGGCGCTCTTGTCTAAAACAGTTGCTATGCTTTTTGTTATATTTTTTGGTATGTTTTGTTGTAATTGAGCACCGCCAATCAGTTGTTTTCTAAGTCCGTCACTTAATCCTGCTGTGGCACTTTGTAGTGCTGCAGTAAATTCTGCTTCAGAATATGCATTGGGATTTTCTAAAATATTTCTTTCTCTTAGTTTTGGACCAGAACCTCTGGACTCTCCACGTAATGATGATGCATATTGGTTTGCCGCTTCTACTCTAGCATCAGACTCAAATGATATTCTATTAACAGATTCATTTACTATATCTGCTATTTTATCAAAACTTGCTGCTAATCTTCGTCCTGCTTTATCAGCAATTTCCATAGCTCTTGCTAATTTTGCAGCTTCTTGAGAAGCTTTTGCTAATTCATCATTAGCTAAAAATGCTTGTTGCGCTGCTGTACCAGCAATAGCTTCTTTACCTTGTGGTCCGGCAGCCATATATAAAGCTCGTTTTTCAGAATCAGCTAGAATCATGCCTTTTATAGATTCTCTAACTATATTTCCAGCTTCATTAGTAGGATCCATAATTTGATCATTAGTGAATCCTTTTGCATATAGCCTTTCTAGATCGGTATATCCAGCATTAGCTATTTTTTGAAAATTTTCTGCTTCTTTTTGAGCATCAACTCTTGCTTCTTCCATGCCATAAGAGCCTTGTTTGGATTTTGCAAGCGTTACAGGGTCCATGTCTTGGTAGAATGGATTCATACCAACTCCAATTTCTCCAATGGCCAACAATATTCCTCTGCCAAAATCTGACCAATTACGCTCCGTCTCTGCTTTATTCTTTCCTGTTATTCCTGTATCTGCTGTGCTTTCCAGGGCAGTATCTGTTAAGCTTTTAATGGTTGATGCTGTTTTTGCTCTAAGTTCAACGTTATTAGCATCTCTGCTTAATTTTTCCAAAGCATTTGATAGATTATCACTAGCAGCAGATAATTTATCATTTAATAAAGCTCTTGCCATTTCTTGAGCTGCTTTTTTGGCAGTGCCTGAGAAATCATATACAGCATCAGCGCCAGCATACAGTGCTGTGCCTATAGCAGCAGCAGCTCCTAACATAGGATTTATAGCAGCTAATTGTGCTGATGTTGTTAGACCAACAGACAGTGTTGTTGCTGCTTTATCGATTCTTGCGCCTGTATCTGCCGCTTGTATTTTGCCTTTATCGGTTTTAGTATCAAATAATGCTGATGCTATGTTGTCTCCTTGTCCAGCAACTAATCCTGCCGCTAATCCAATGTCGCCCAATCCTCTCTGCATACTTTTTCCTAGATCTCCAGTAAAGTATCTTTCTCTAAATGCTCGATTAATAGGACTATTTCTAGTATCCATTAATCCAGCAGCTCCAACACCTCGTTCTCCTCTCATTTTTGCCAGATCATTTATAGCTTCTCTTCGTTTGCTAACTTCTTCCTGTGCTAATTTTTTAGCTTCCTCTGCAGAAGCAACGCTAATACCTCTAACAGTTCCAGCATTCTTATACTCTTCCATTCTCATAGCTATTAACTGCTGATCCATTTGTCTGAGAGTTTTTCTATCTCTCATAGAATCAGAAATATATTTTTGAATATCATTTCCAGTTATATTTAGATTTTTTAATTCACTTTCTGTTATATTCCCTTTTATGCCAGTAGAAGTTTTTGTTCCTGTAGCCGCTGCTGTAGCTCTAGAAAATGCTTGCGTTTTAATATCATTTAATTCAGAAGATATAGCTTGGGCGACCTGATCAGCTAAGTCTGATGGAGATATTGGTTGTTTGGATGATGATACTATATCAGCTTCTATAGCCTTTTTTCTTTTATCTATTAATCGTCGCTCTTCTTTTTCTGCTAAAGATAATATTTTTTGTTGCGTAGCTCCTGATCCTAATTTTTTACCAACTGAACTTTCTTTAAATCCAGACTCTAAAAATTGACGATTAGTAACATCAATAAGTCCTTTATTTCTAATATTAGACAATGCCTTTTCAGCTTCTATAATTTTATCAATAGATGCTCCACTAATTTTTAATCTTTCTAGATCTTTATTACCAGCTTCTAATACTGCTTGTATAGATAATTGTTTATTTTCATTTAATAAACGATTTAAATACTTCATGCCGTCTCCGGCATCATAAAGAGTGTCCACAAATGCTTTTGTATCTTGCAGAATAGATGGGTCTACAGCTATTGTACTAGTATCTATTGAATTTGGGCGATTATTAGTAATATTTTGTGTTCTTCCTAAATTACTTGCTATGCTTTGTAATCCAGAAAGAAAGCCATCTACACCTCCACCTAAAGCAAATCTTTGTACTCCTCCTACAATTCCTCCTTTATTGTATCCTTGTATTTTATCTGCTTTATTTAATTTTTCTAACTTGCCATATCCTATTTTTTCTGCTGCTTTTTTATTAACAACAAATTCACCAGGAGTTAATAATGCTGGTACAGTATCCTGCGCAGACCCACCATTTGCAAATTTTCTTTTATTCTGCATCTTCTTTAGAAGAGACGGATCTATATTTGGACCATATTCATATAGCAGAGAGGATGCCATATTATCGGCAACTTCTTGTATTTTAGAAAGATTACCAGCTTGCTTAAATTCTGCATAATTACCAATGTTACTACTTTCTTGTTTTAGTCCGCCTAATATATTGTATCCAAAACCATTCTTTCGTCTGGAAATTCTAAAATTAATATCTGGATATTGATTTAATATTTTTTGTCTTATTTTTTCAAATTCATTTTCTTTACCAAATGCCATTCCTCCATCTTTAAACTGCTGAACTTTCATTCCTTCTATATGACGAATATTTCCACCTAATAATTTATCTTCTTGATCTTTACTAAATATTCTATCAATATCATCTATTCTAAATTTTGAAGTTTGTGGGAGAATGAATTCTTTTTCTATTCGTGTTGCTGATCGACTTCTGCTTAGAAAATCTGCTCCGCTTTTTCCAGAGACAGGGTCTATATATTTTGATAATGCTTTTATAATATCTTCTTCTGTGGAGGTATCAAATATTGCCTTATCAACATCAATAGATGGAATATTTTTATTTCTAATGATACTCAACATTGCACTAGAACCATTTTCTGGCTGAAATACACTAGCTGTATCCGGGGATTCACTAGTTGATAATAATGAGCCATTTAAATTAAAGTTTTTACCAATAGCATCAGAAATATCTTTATTAGAGTTTAAAGGATTATTAATTTGAGTTAAAATGGTTTTTAATTTACCACCAGCAACAGTGGAATATAATTTACCAGAACGCTTTGAGCCACTCATTGATTCTTGGCTAGTAAACATTTCCAATAAATCTTTTGCAGCATTCTTTGTGGCATCATACGCCTTTGGAGGATCAGCATGGAAAGTTTTAAGATATTCCATGAAAGAATCATTATCTTCTAAATATCTATTTATAAATTCGCTATCAGTTCCACCACCAGGAAATGGTCCTGTTCTGTATTTGGCTAATGAGACTAGTTGTTGTGGAGTATATACTTCTCCGCCGTCAGCAAAAGCTGTTACTTTTTCTGGATCAGGAATGCCGTATTGTTGTCTAAAATATTTTTGAAATTCTTCAACAGCTTTACCTCTACTATTACTATCTATTGTTCTTTTAACTTCTGTTGGAATATCAGGATCGATACCAAATATTTTTGCTGCTTTAGGTCCGATACCCATTGGAAAGTCAATTGGTCTTGTTCTTAATGCATCGTCTAATATTGTGGCATCTGCTGATCCAAAAATTTGTTCTAGTAAAGCACCCTCAATATTTCCTTGTCCTAATGTTTCTCTTTGTTTTTTAGTTAATTCTTTAGGAGTAATACCAAGAAGCTTTGATGCTCCTTGTACTATTTCTGCTGTTTGTCCACTAAGATAATCAATAACGTTTTGGAATTCTGTTGGTAGTCCTCTTTGTACTATTGAAGCGTCTATTGATCTTTCTTGGCCAGACGGATCGACTCCAAGATTCCAAGTCTCTGGACCCAATAATCCAGTATATCCTAGCGGATTTAATCCAACTAATCCTAATTGTTTGGAAGATAACACAGCATTAGTTGTATCTTCTAGAGCTGTAGCCTTTTGAATTCCTTGTGATTCATTAAATTTGTCTATTAGATAGTCTCTTGTTGCAATATAGTAAGCGAGCTTATCTTCTTTTGTTTCTGGTCTAAAAGCAGAATTCCAGTATTTTAATTTTCCTCCTTCGGCTGTATCTCTTACTGTTTTTCCTGAGAATGGGCCAAAACTTGGATCATTTGGTAATCTTTGAGTTCCAAATCTTTTTAGAATCTCTGATCCTTGTGTTGGTAATATTCCAGAAGACTTTTTGACCTGGGTGGCTTTTTCTACATTTTTTAGTATTGCCTCTTCTAGTCCAGAAGGCATAGCTGTTGGAACTCCACCAAACTCACCAGCCATCTGTTCTGAAATTTGTGCTGCTATGGCCTCTCTGGTTATGTCTGATGGTTGCGCAGATACGGCGGATTTTCTTGATGGGTCTAACCCATAAGTTTCTGGATATTTGGCAGATAGGGCGCTTATTATATTAAATGCTCTATAGCCGAATGCTCCTTTAGATACTCTATCTCTTTTGTCTCTTATCTGCTTAACTTGCTCAGCTATTTCTGGATAATTTTTCTTTAGATCAGCACTAACATTACCATATGGACCACCAGGAGCATTTGATAATATTTCTGTAACCTCAGCATTGGATCGTACTTTATCTTGATCAACAAACTTTTGTATTTCTTCGATGAGCATAGGAACCATAGTGCTACGATTACGTAATTGTGCTCTATTGCCCATTAATATTGATGCTATATCAGGATTCATTAAACTAGTAAGTGTTTTATCGTCACCATTAAATAATGCGTCTCTAACTGCAGTAGCACTAATATCTTCTATTCTAGGAATATCTGTAACGTCTATTCCTGCTCTTTGGTATTTGCCCAATGTTTTATCGTCTTTACCAGAAGTTATTGCCATGGCTCCTTTTAATCTGGCGAATTTTCTTCTATCTCCAGCATCAGTAACTTCCATAAATTTTGGTAAACCACCACCCGTCTGGCTTTGAGTGCTAATCATAGCATTTCCAAAATTCATTTGGCTAAATAAGGTTCTTATGTCTGATGGGAAAATACCATATCGTGCAGCGTGGTCTATGCCTTCTTTATCAACAATCATTGGAAGGTCAGGAGCAACACTAACAAGAATATCTTCTAAAGAAGAGTTTGGGTTCTTTGCTAACATGTTTTCTAATAAAGTATCTAAAGCTCCTCTATGGCCTCTTGTTGGTGGGGCAAAACCACCCATATAAAATCCACCAGCCTGAACTATTTCTGGTAGTTCGCTTTCTCTTTTACGTCTTAAACCGAAACTATCTTTTTTTCTTCCTAATACTGTGGCTCTTTTGCCAAGTTCATCTCGTAATATGGTTTCTTCCAGACCAAAATCAATATCAGCTGCTCTTGTGGTTCCTGGTTTACGACCATACAATCCTTCTCCTGTAATGTCTCTGCTCTCTCTATTTGACCTAACTCTATCTTGTTCCTCTCTGCTATTAGAGCTTAATACATATGCTCTATCAACATCTTTTAAATAAGCATCTAATTTAGTCTGACTAGCTGTCGATGTTAATACTATAACTTCATTAACTTTGTCTATATCTTCAGGCGTTAATATTTGAGAGCGAATTGTTTTTCTTAAAGTAGCATCATCATTAGCTCCCTTTCCGGTTGCTAAACTGCTTTTTCCACTTCCAGCAGCTCCAGCAATAGCTCTAAACCTAGATAGCGATCCACTTTTTCTAGCATTGCCTGCCAATTCTCCAAGTTTTGTTGTATAGTCACTAACATCAGTTATTCCAAGCTTTTCCATTGCTGGCCTAACTATCGCCGCATTAGCCTCATCTCTTAGTACGTCCGTATCAACTACTCCAATTTTTCTTTCTACTTTTCCTCCAACCATGAACTTAGCCAATCCTTTAGTCTCTGTCATTTTCTTAATAAAACCAATATCAGAGATAGTTTTTAATGGCCGGGAGTCGTCTTGTATTATATTCCCTGAACTGTTAAACCTATCCTTAGATCCTGCTGGCATATAGTTAAACATATAATCATCTTTAATAACCCTATCCCATGATGACTTATTAGTATTGCCGAATCCTGAATTTTTCTTCATTATCTCTAGTCTATTTGCTAGTTTATCTGCTTGAATAATGTCTTGACCTTTTTTAGTTCCACTATATTTTGCAACATTCTCTCCTACTAATTTTTTATTAAGAGCACCAATTTCCGCCATTGGTCTGCCATAGTAATCTACTTTATTAGCGTCGATAAAAATTTTAGCTAATTTTTCTTTACCAAGTCCACTTATAAAATCTATAGTTATATCTTTGGCTCTTTTGCCTTTCTCTCTATTACTAGCATATGCCGGACCTTTTCCTCCTTGACTAGCATACTCTTCTCTTTCTTTTTTTGATGCTTTAATTTCAAAAGCATCTATTCCTTCAAGTCTGGATGTGACTTTAAATTTACCTTTTTCACTAGGATAAATTAAATCGCCAGTTAGTTTTTTAAAACGTTTATTAACTAGTGTTTGTGTTGGATCAACCAATAAATTTATACTATCTGCATCATAAGCTTTGAGCCTACCAGCATACTGCTTGTTAGACTTAGAATATTCTTGAACATCAATATCGTCATATAGTTTACCTCCACCCCCAAATCTTTTTCTTCTATTTGATTTTCCTGCTCGTATACTTCCACCACTTCCATACTTATTCATACTATGAAGACTATCAGTACCAATAGTTTCAACAGCTTTTTTACGTATAACAAATTCTCCTGGCTCTAACATTGCTGGTACAGTATCTCCACTACCAGTACCAGGAACAACACCACCTCGTGCGAATTTTCTTATAACTCCGCCATTAGCTTTACCATCTGGTCCTCTTTTAACTCCTGTGGCAAATCCTGTAGTAAATTCTGTTAATGCTTTAAATCCCTTAAATGCTGCAAGTACTGCTAATGCTGGTAGAATTCCTTTAACAGCATCTGCTACTTTTATCAAACCACTAGTTAGAGACAACGCTCCTCTGATTAAACTTTGAAATCCTTTGGATTGACCTATTTCACGAAATAGTGAGAAAAATTCTTCACGAACTTTACTTATTTGATTAGCTAAACTTAATTGTGCTGTTGCTGCATCTTTAGCTAGCGAACCTTGTCCTTGTTGAGCAACTTTTAACGCCTGTTGAGCCACACTAAATTGTTGAATTAATGGAATAACTTTACCAATTTGTCTAAATCCACCAAGTTCTTCAACTATTCTTGAAAAGTCCAAACTTCTAGGGTCTATTTTACCTAATCCTTTACTTAACAATTCGACAGCCTTATACGCTCCAACGAACTTACCCTCAGCATCTGTTAAGTTAACACCAAACTCTTTTAGGGCGTCTATCGTTGTTCCTCTTTGGATACGAGTAAATATTGTTCGTAATCCAGTAGCAATAGTTTCAGCGCTTTCACGGGTAGTTGCTCTAACACTGGTAAATACCGAAATAAATTCATTTAAAGCGTCTTTTCCTTCGCTTACCCCTTTACTCGCAGTAGCGAATACGCTACCTGTTCTTTGCACGGCGGTAATGATGTCACTAGATTCTACTGCGAACCTTGCTGCCACGGTATTAACCGCACCTAATGATGCCTCCAAATCAGCAGCACTAATACCAAACTGTCTCATTATAGCAATACTACCTTCCACAGTCTCATTCATATTATCAAATGACGGAGCTAAACTACTAAGTGCTAAGGCTTTTAAAGCTTTCTCAGTTTCTCTGGCACTTAAACCAGCCTGAGCTAATGTTGATGCTACTTGAGTTAGCTCTTTAGAACTAACACCAAATTCTACAGCTAAATTACTAATTTGAGATTGTAGTTTGGATAATCCGGCAGCAGATTCTCCAGTAACCTGTTGTAATTTTACAAGCTCTTTATCATAATCAATAAAAGCCTGTATACCATTATTTATACTATTTGTTACTCCATATATAACACTTGTAACAGCACTAAATGCAACGAATCTTCTAACTGCTAAACCAGCTTGCTTGCCGAATTCCTGCATCTCTGTTGCGGCATTTTGCAATCCTCCAGATGTTGATGAGGATACTTTATTTAATTTAGCAATTGCTGATGAAGTTTGATTAATTTGTTGAGGGACATTGTTAATTTTAACAGAATTTACGCTATTACCAAAAGCCTTTATTGCTGATGTGGCAGCATTGGCTGATTTGACAGTTGAGGCAAAATTAGCATTCAAAACTTTTAAAGAAGACGATAATGCTGCAACATTTTTTGATGCTGCCGGATCAAGTTTAAATTGTACATTTGCATTAAGAGCGCCAAGATCTTTTTTAATTTGAGCAGCTATTTGCTTAACGTTTGTTGGACCTTTAAGATTCAACTGTGCTGTTAGATTAAAAGTTGCCATAATATTATCCTATAAAGAATTAACGATCCAAAAAAATATTCCCAACCACAAGGTTAAACTCATGGTTAGGAATACCTATTAAATTAATATTATTATTAATCTTATTATGAACTAACAGGCTCCGTAGATTCTGCAACAGTGCTTTTTGGTGGTTCAGAAACTGGGGGTTCTTTTGCTGTCTCTGTTTGTACTGCTGTTGGTTCATCTTTTTTGTCTTCTTCTAAAATAATTGGATTTCCATTATCATCAAGGAACGGCTGAGGGTCAACCAGATAATCTCCATCAGAATTTACCTTGTTACCATATTTATCAACAAAATTCCCTTCTTCATCTATGAATCTACCACTTTCATCTACTAGTCTACCTTCAGCATCAACGAGCCTACCTTTTTTATCAACAAGTCGCAATTTATCGTCAACAAATTTAAATTTCTTTAAGAATTTGTTTTCTGGCAGATTGCTTTCATAGTCATTATCCAATCCATATAACATATTAGCCAAATTTTGCGCTCCTAACAAACCAACCTGATCGGTTGACCTATTAAGATAATCTTCCATATTATTAAAGTATGGTTGTTTAGTATCATTATACACCACACAAACACTAACCAAATAATTAAACCTGGCATTATCAGCTTGACCTTCGGCACTATGATTATCTAAACTAGTTCTAACACTAATTAGATCTCGTATCTCATCTCTAATGCCCTTCATTTTAATAGCTAGGTCTTTGGCTTCATTTAAACTAAATCCACCCTTTGCTAGTCTTTTTTCACCGTCTAAAAGTTCTTTTTGTAAAGTGGTGAATTTAGCCTGTTTCTCATCATTCCATAAACCTTGATCTTCTAAAAGATCGTCTAACTTTGCTCTTACAACACTTTTGCTTTTTATAGCATCAGTGAAAGCTTGATTATACACTTTTTGTGCTTCTCTTTGATCATTTAATGATGGTGTCTTGACAACAAATTCTTTTTCTGTACCGTCTATAGTAACCTTAAAATTTTTAGTTTTCATATTTATCTCCTAGTTCCTTATTATTAAAATTATATGTTTGTTTAGTTTTATACGATCTATATACCACAGATGATAGAGTCTCCAATGCTAATCTTATTTGTTTATTTCCATTATTTAAAATAGAATTTCTAGTATACTCCCAAAGATCTATGTATTCTTGCTGATCTGGTCCCGGTTCTTCCCACAAATGACCAAAAGATTGTTCGAATCTTGCTAATGAACCTATCATAGTTGTTTTTAATCGTGTTTCGATTTCAGTAATTAGTTGTTGTTGATAATCCATAAATTAATTCCTATTTTTAGTCTCTTTTTGAATATCTGGTAATTCTGTATGTTCTATATGTTGATATTTATTAATTACATGTTCTCTGTGAGCAATATCCATAATTGCTTCATCAGAATTCATTGACATAACTTCTTGGATACCCTCATCAGAATCTGTAAAAATAAATACTTCTTGTGCTTTACCCAATTTATTATTTGTTTTTAACATCTCATCTTGTTTCTTTGATTTTTCTATTGCCCTACGTTGTATTATCATCCATCCATCAAGCATATCATCATCATTGATAACATTATCTGTAGGTTTTTCTGGATGCTCATATACACTGTCATACATCATACTATAACTGACTATAGTTAATTGTTCTTCTGTCCATTCTGATACTGCATTTTTAAATATATTAGTTTTTCCAACATTCCACAAAGATCTCCATAAATCAGATTTAGCAATTCTTCTATAGTCTGATACAGAAAGTCCGTGCTTGTCTATTTCTGATACAATATTAGTAAATTTATTTAATGAATTTTTTAATGATTTAAATTTATCAAAAGCTTTTTTACCATTATGGTAAATGGTATTAACCATTATGAATTCATTTTTTATACTTTCAGCATATCCCTCTAGTGTTTGCATATAGTATGTTTGTTTGATTCCATTTAACTGACCTAGTTTGGCTCTTAAATTATTTAATTGTAATTTTGTTCTATTTGTTAGTTTTGCATTAAGTCTATTATTATATAATGATACTTTAAGATTATCTATTTCTTGTTCTGATTTTTTCATAAATGCTGACATCCCAGGTTCCCACACCCCCATATATTGCATATATTTATCTAAATTTTCCAATCTGATCCACTCATTATACTTTTCATCATTAATAATAGATTCATAAATTAAATTAGCTTTATATTTTAATATTGGTTTAGGAAATGTCAATACATATTTTTTTTTATTATAAGAAAATAGTAATTTCCCAGACAATATTCTATATATATCCCTCTCTAATTCTTGCACCATATCATTATACTATTTTTCCATATTATCCTTAGGACTGTTTACTAATTTACTTTTAAGTGCTAAGATTTCTCCATCCTTAATTTTTATTTGTTCCTGGAGATTTTCTAAAAACTTTTGAGCATGATACATATCGGTATACAATTTTCCTATTATCTGAAATAATTCATCCATTTTAATCCTAAATCCTTGTTCTATAAATTCCTAATTAAATATATTTTTATTATACTGTTGGCACATCAGCATAACTGCCGGTGGCTCTAACATAAAAATCATTATAGTTTCTAAAACCATAAGTAATAGTAAGATTTCCACCACCAGTGTCACCACCAGCATAATTAACAGATGTTAGTTTATTACCAGAACCTAAATAGAATTGTAAACTATTATTATTGCTACTAGGATCACCACTACCACAAATCTTTAATCTAATAGGAAATTCTGTTAGATTATTATAGTTAACACCACAGCCACTACTAAATATAAAGTCATTTGCGGTAATATAATCGCCGACCTGACCAATAATTTCAAATTCACTAGTAACTTCAACAGGAAAGGTTGCATATCTATAGTATGGAGCTAACTGACCAAGCTCGTTAATTTGCTCACGACCAAGATTAGCACTTATTGTTATATTCTGTAAGTATAAATCAACATCAACACCAGTTGGCAAACCGCCGCTTTTAAATACTCCATTAAATCCTGTTGGTAAGACTGATTCGCTAATATTTATATACTGTCTACGAGCTAATTTATTAGCTGTTTTATTTATTGTGGCAGCTGTCATATCTCCCATAGTACCGCCACTATTTTTAGCCCATTTTTTATTATTTCCAACTAAAGTGATTTCTTCAGTAGCATTTCCATCCACTGGGAAAGTATAGTTTAAACTAGATAAATACATAGGAGTACATTCAACCCAGTCAGTTGTGGTACCATTAACTGTAGATTTAATATCACTATATATTCCTAATCTAAAGTCTACAGTATTAAATGCTAATCCAGCAAAACCTTTATTTTTAAGTTGATTTGAATCTGTGAAGCTGCTAGTATTAGCTCCTTCGATTCCAGTTTCGCCACCCATGGCCATTAAATATAAAGGACATGTACCGTCTAGAGCCTTATTAATAGTAACTTCAACTTCAGGAGTATTCTCACTAATAGCATAAATATCTATAGCACCTAATTGAAACGCCTGCTCAGTAGATAGTGTATTATTGAATCCAACACTCTGAACACCTTGGGGCTGATACCATGAACCATACTTATTTCCGGTTGTTGATGGTTTTAATTGAGCTATCTGTGAGCCGTAAAAAATTCTATTATTATTACCCATTTAAAAACTCCTATTTAATTGATGTTTAGGTTAATGTACCAGAGGCATAGGCTGATCCATTATGGCTAAGATATTTAGCATAAGAGCCCTCAGGAATAACATTGAACTTGTTGAATGTTTGATAGCTATATGTAACAGTAGCATTACCACCACCAGTATCTCCTCCTGTATAATTAACTGAGGTTAATCTATTCTTTGTTCCAAGATCTAGATATAAAGCATCAGCATTTGTTGCTCCACAAACTTTAATAACAATTTCTTCATTAGGAGTATTGCTATAATCTGTTGCGCATGTTGCAGAACTGATGGGGTTATCTTCATTGTCATAAGCCATAAAATCATTAGCATTGATAAAATCACCAGATACTGATACCAATTCAAATTCACTGGTCACTTCAATAGGAAATGTGGTATATTTGTAATATGGACCAAAGAATCCTAATTCATTAATATTTTCTCTATTAAGAGAAGCACTAACTGTTATATTTTGTACTTTAGGAGTATCTTCTCCTCCGTTAATTTCTCGCTTATATGGAACTAGTATTCCAGTTGGTAGCATAGTAAAGGCAGGAAAAGTTGTAATTTTATCATTTTCATCTCTGACTGTGCTTAGCGTAGCAAGAGCCCCAGTTATTGCAACATGCTGTCTTCTAACAACAAGACTTGCTAAGTCTCCAAGAGCCTCAGCAGCAGCCCCATTAGGAACAGTAACTGAACCACCCCATGTTTTTCTACTACCGGCTAATGTTACTTGCTCAGTAGCATTTCCATCAACAGGGAAAGTGAAAGACACACTATTCAAATACATACCAGAGCATAAAGTATGATGACTAAGTGTTCCACTAGCTTTAGAACTAGTATCTTTAGCAACAGCAAATCTAGCATTAACCATATTTGTTGATATTTCAGTAATATCTTTATTTTTAGATACAACAGCGGTTCCATTGGTCCATGCTGTGCATAAAGAATATAAAGGAGCTGTTCCATCTACTAATTTAGATAATGTTACTTCAACTTCTGGAGATGTTTCTACTTGAGTATAAATAGATAATGTTCCAAGTTGAGAAACTGGTTCATTATTAAATGTTGTACTTATACCAGCACTTTGTAAACCTAGTGGTTGAATCCATCGACCATAAGTAACATAATGACTTGGGTCTCTATAATTTATAGGGACGGCATTTCCAGTAGATACTGGTTGAAGATTAATACTTTGTGTAGCATAAAAAATTCTTTTATTAAGATTACCCATTATAAATATCTCCAGTATTTGATTCTAATGTGGAAGTTGATGCTGGTGTGGTGGCCGACACTGTGGGATTATTTATTTGTTGAACATTAACAGCATTATCATCGTCATTGATAGTAACTCCCTTAGCATACGTACCACTAGCATCTATTTTAAAGTCATTGAAATTTCTAAAACTATATGTTACTGTGGCATTTCCACCACCAGTATCGCCGCCAGCATAATTAACTGCAGTTAATGTATTTTTTGACCCAAGATCAAAAACCATAGAATTACTACCATTAGTATGGTCAAAGTCACAAATGGCTAATCTAATAGTTTTGTATGCTAAATTAGTTTTAGATGTTCCGCAAAAACTATCACCACTAAAGTCTTTGAAATCTAAACCATCGCCATCTTCTGCAATAATTTCAAATTCGCTAGTAACTTCAATAGGAAATGTTGCATATCTACAATATGGACTAAATTTACCTAATTGATTGATACTTTCTCTTCCAAGATTAGAACTCATGGTAATATTTTGAATATGAGGTAATTTGGAGTATGTTGGACCACCAATGCCACCTGTTCCAACAGGAAGTGTTGATTGTTGAATATTAAAATATTGTCTACGTAAAATTCCACTACTACTTGATGGTCTTACTCCATTCGCTACTTTTCCTTGAGTAAATGTATCACCAACTGAAGGTGCTCCAGTGTTTATTCCAGGATAATTATAATTCCATCTTTTGTGATTTCCTACAAGTGTAATTTCTTCAGTAGCATTTCCTTCTACTGGCAATGTATAATTAAAACTAGACAAATACATTCCTGTGCATACAACATATGAAGCTGCTGCATCTTCTGTGAATTGTTTGTTATCTTCATAAATTCCTAAACGAAAATGAACTCTATTATTTGATAATGAGACTAAACTAGCATTTATGGCATCTCCTATCCCGCCGCCACCGCCCATTGCCATTAAATATAAAGGACTAGTACTATCTATTATTTTGTTGATAGTTACTTCAACTTCTGGAACGGTTTCAACATTATCATATATTTCTACTGTTCCTAGTTGAAAAGTTTGTTCTCGGTTAAAATTTGTTGTCATACCAACGCTTTGAACACCTAGAGGATTATACCAATAGCTTGTTACGCTGGATCCAGTATCATTACATGGTCTTAACTGAGCAACCTGAGAAGCATAATAAATTCTGTTGTTCGGCATTGTAAACTCCCGCGAAATAGGATGTATATTTTATAGAATACACCAAATACTTAGTAATAAATTATATTGTTTTGTTCTTTCTTTATTGACTCTAATAAGCTATGTGAGATTTCTTTGGAAACTGCATAATTATCAAAACTCATAAAAAATTTATGTAAAGCGTCTTGGCTTTCAATCATGGCTATCATGGGTTTTTGATATAATATAACATTATCATTAATATTTATTATATCTGTATTTAATTGATCAATTCTACTACCATCATACACCAAAAAATAATAACTGTTATTCATTTTAGCATTGGTAGATAAGACATGACTAATAGCATCATCTATTACTATATCATATAAAAAATTATGAGCTTTCCACTTACAGTTTTTCAGTAAGGAGTTGCAAAGATCATTGTGTTTTTCAGGTAAAAATGGCCTAAATGACCTTGATCTGAACATAAAAGATATTGCAACTGGCGGAATATCTAAGTTGGATAGTTTGGCAATAATATTATCAAAATCAATAGAAGGATCAGAACAATCAATTATTAAATATAGTCTAATTAAAGTATTAGTATTTATCATTTGTTCTAAAGATCCATCTATAAAATTTTCTTTATATTGGTTATATATATTTTGAGAAAATCCATATCTACAAGCATAATTTTGAATATGATTATATCCATTCTCATCAATAGATATTTCTTTAATATTCATAATTTTAGATATAATATCTTTTGAACATCCTTTTAATGTATTCGAATCTTCTACTGGACTAGCAAACATACATTCACAACATTTTGTATTTACCATAAATATTCCTTATAAATATTGTTCTATATTTTTTTGTATAATTTTATATATATTATCTTCTACACTATTAATAGCTCTAGTAGTCCAATTATTATCCTCTGTTCCTGCAAATTCCGATGGTACTTTCCATGCTCCGCTAGAAGGTTTCATAATTGCCATGCCAGATCTAGAATATGAGAAATTACCATAAACAACTTCATAATTTTGTACTATTATTTCATTTCCTCCATATAATAACCATTCTAACCAAGGAAGCACATATCCTTTATTTTCATCTGAAACAGTAGCTATATTTGCTGATATAACGCCGTTCATATCATCGGATTTCATCATAGTTATAGTAAAACCACCTATTATACCATTTGAAGATATTTTTGTATTTGAATTTTTAACATCTAAGGTATCTATTAATGCATCTATTACTAGAGGTATTGATCCTGGATTTGATATTCCAAACTCTGCTTTTAATGTTCCTGCCATTAAAGAAGAATATTCTGGTTGAGATCTTAGTGCTTCTGCTATCAAAAATTTAATTTCATTAGAAATAATTTTAATTGATTTATTTATAGCATTATCAATAACTTTTTTAATTTCAATAAGTATCAAGTCTTTAATTTTACTATCTGTTTCTAGTAAAGTTAAAGATATTTTCATTTTCTTTTCCACATACAAATTATATAAGCATTGTCTCCTAATCCCGCAAGTTCAGGATCTCCATGTCTTTCATATACAAAATTACCATATTTATTAATACTATTATCTACAACTAATTCTGTAGCATTTCTTAATTTTGGCAATAATTCAATTTTACATATTGTTTGAACCATTGAGTCAGGTATATTCAATGTTTTTGATGACCAATTTATCCAATGTTTGCTATCAAAAATACAAGCAAGGTAGACAACTTCTGTACCAATATTAGATTGCATCATTCCCATTCCCATGCAAACAGGACAAATAGTTCCTTCTGTAAATGATACTGGTCCTGTGCCGTTATATTTATTAGTAGATAATTGTGATATGCTATCAAAAATACAATTATTGCAATATATTGGGCTATTAATTCCTGTGTATCTCAAAGTACATGGCACAGTTAGGCCACTGCTATCCAGTAATATATTTATAGCATCTTTATACAGGTTTTTAAATTCTTTACCAAATAAATTATTCATTTTATATATAAATTATATCTGAGGATGTTGTGTCTTTAATATCTATTAACGATTCAATAACTAGTCCATACAATGTTGTACTAGTATTAGATATATAAATGGTTTTATTAATTAAGTCTATAAGATTTACAGATAAATCTTTTTGATAAATTTCTAGTGCAACTTTTGTAATATTAGTTTGTAATGTTATATTCATTATTATGATAACTTTTTAGGTTCTCCTGCTAATCCTGGACCGGCTGGAGCATACGGGGCATTCTCATCAATTATTGCTTGTATGCACAACTGAGCCCATGATTCTGCTTCTGCTGCCGATGACCATGCTGTCCCATTTGGCCAATCTGGCTGATATATAATTGGTTCTGGTCTATCGTCAGAATATATTTTAACAGAAAAATTATTACTATCTATTGAATAAGTTAAATTCATTTATTTTTCCCTTTAATTATGTAAGATTAATCCAATTATAATTATCTATTGATCTTTGAGTCCAGTTTATTCCATTCGTTGATGTTAATACTGTGGTGGTACTTCCTATAATAATAAAAGTATTATTTTTGTAAATAATTTTATTCCATGGTCCATTTAATACTATATTACTAGTCCAATTTATTAGGTCATTAGATACTATAATATTAGCTAAATTATATCCTATAGCAACATAAGTGTTATTACCATATGCTATAGATTTCCATCCTGCAGATTCGGGAAGATCAGCTGTTGTCCATGATATGCCATTTGTGCTGTATGCTATTTTATCAGTTTGTGAAGCAACTATAGCGAATTTATCTCCATAAATAATATCGTTCCAGTTATTTGTGATTGGTAAAGATCTTTGTGTCCATGTTATGCCATCAGTGGATGTTGCAATGGTTGACGAATTATAATTCATTGCTACAAAAATACCATTACCGTATGCACAGCCGTTCCAACTGGACGCTGATGGGGCATTTGGTCCACCAATATAAATTTGAAACGGCAATGTAAACTTTGTCCAATTTATACCATCTGTTGATATTATTCCATTGGCAGAGGAGTTTGCTAATATAATAAATTTATTATTGGCATAAGTTATACATGTCCATTGATTATTAACATTTGTTACATTAAAATTTGAGCTAGTCCATGTTATACCATTTGTCGAATATTCGTAATCTGAACTACCATATGCACAAGCAATAAATTTAGAGGCTCCATAAGCTACATCTTTCCATGATCTGGTGGCTGTTAGATTATTAAGTGACCATGAGGACCCATTATTACTACTTAACGCTGTTACATTAGAATTATCTGCAATTGCTATAAAATTATTTACAATATTAATTAGAGTTGTAGTAGGAGTAACAGTTTGTGTCTTAGTGGGTGTTGGCGTAGGACTAACGCTCATAGGGAGAGTAGAAGTTGCAGTTGGTGTTTTAGTAGGCGTTACTGTGGGACTAGCACTTGGTGCTTTAGTAGATGTTGGTGTAGGACTAACACCCAGTGCTGGAGTAGAAGTCACAGTGGGCGTGACAAGCGGAGTTGTGCCCGTTACAATAGTAGAAGTTGGAGTTGGTGTTGTTTGTGTCTTGTGGTAAGGCAATATCTCTATAGACCATCTTACTATTCCATTATATAAAGTGCTACTAAGTGTATTTAATTCACCTAATGAAGTATTAATAATAGTAAAATAATTATATTGAAATTCATCTACTAATTGTGGATAATTTTTACCATTAGGATTGATTGCCCCATATTTATCTAGTCCAAAAGAAAGTGTTTTTGCAACAGCGTCAGAATCATATAGATGAAGAACTTTATCTTTTTGTGCTATTAATATATCTATTATAGTATTTCGTTGAGTAGCAGATTGTGCAAAAATATGAAGAAATATTTCTTGAGTCCAAATATTTTCTGTAGTACCTAATTCATACGGTTTGAGTTTGGTGCTGGGAGCTAATTCTAAAATTATTGCTGGCAATTGAACTCTATGAATAGAGGTTATAGCATAGTCTCCATTTGCTTTATAATTTGAGGGACTGTATGTCTCTTTTTGTACTTCTTTCCACCAAATAGAATCGCTAGCTTTATATGTTTGTATATATCTATAAGAATAGCTAGCAATAACAGAACTAGATGATGATACTGCATTATTAAATTTTATTTGTCCAAGAGGATAGTTAACAGAGTATCCGTATCCTCCGCTTCCTGTTGGCGCCGGTAGAAAAATATTATTTAGATATAATCCAGAAAATACTGACGGGGCCGTACTGTTATAGTTTACTCCTGACTCATATACCCAATCTTTACGGATAGACTGCCATAATCTGCTTCCTACTACTGTTGGATCTGGTGCTAGTTTAAGAACATGAAATCCAGATGTTCCGGATATTGCTGGAGAAGGATTTGGCACATTAACAAAACCACCTATATTCAAAAAAGACCAATCTAAGAATGATTTTAAATTATCTTCTAATGAAGAAATTTTATCTTTTTGAGTAATAGATCTTACATTATGAAATTGAGTCATTAATATACTTGCCACCCTTCTGGTTTATTATTTGAGTTAGGGCTGATAAGTTACTACTAGTTTCCATCCATCCATATAACCTGATCCTACAGGAGATGCATCCGGATCGGTGTCTTTGATTAATAATGACCATACTCCGGTTATGCTGTGTCCAATAAGATATCCAAAATTTGATGATAAAGTTTCATTAGAATATTTAACTATGTCAGTTTTGTCGTATATATTACAATATGATCCATTATTAATATTATATACATAAGATGTTGGTAGTGCTTTATTAGAAAACATAAAATTAAAATTAGTTTTTGGCATTTTATGATTTGCAGATAATAGTATCTTATTACCGGACGGTGGAGCTAAAAATATTTGTAAATCTTGTGGAGATGTATGATTTAGATTATTTATAACAACTTCTATATTTTCTATATTATTAGTATTTGTGGTCGTTATATTACTATTTGATATTGATAAATCGTTTATTATTAATCCTGATCCTTGATATGCTGTGGAATAAATATCTAGATTCAAGCAATCTGTATCTAAACATAAATTTTGGAATTCTGTTAAAGATTCTGACGGAACTGGAGTTGTTGATGGGGTATCGTTACCGTTTGTTGAGGGGGTACTAAGAATACAATTAGGAAATGGTGTTTGTCTTTTAATTATATTAATAGTACCATAGACCAATCTAGTTATTTTGTCTCCAATAAGAACATCAAGATCATAAATAGCATTATCAAATTGAAAACTTTGTGTTAAAGCATTACTAATTTTTAATGTTATTAATCCTTTGTCGTTAGAAAATAACGATGTGTTACCAATTTTTTTAGTAGAAAATCCAAAAGAGTCACCAGAATTTGGAATAATTTGCATAACAACGCAAGATGTATTACTATCTCCGAGATTTACTGGCTGACCATTAGAGTCATTATATTGAAAATTAACTTCAAAATCACTACCTTGTTCTATAGGAAAATTGTAATTTACTGCTGCCATAAAACTTCCTTATTAATATAAATCTCTTCCTCTGTTATCAGAGAATAGTGATCGTGGGTCAAATTTATTACCAACAAACGGACTAAGAATTGCTCTAATGGCAGTAGCCTGACTGACATCCCAGTGAGAAGTCAATTCATCATATGATGCACATGGTCCTTTTTCTAGTATCTTTATGAATCCTTCCAAACTTCCTTTTACTGTCAATGTTGCCGACCCAAGTGATGCTCTTATACCCTCTAAAGCGGCCTTTGTTCTTAGAACACTTTGATCAATAATACAAGCAGCTTTAAGAGAAACTAAGCTAATAAAAATTTCATCATTATGATCAGTTGGATCAGGACTAATGTTACCTTCTATCACATCTACATTGTAAGAATGGTCAAGAACAACATCAAATTGAACATATTTAGCAGCAACGGCTATAATTTGTTTTATTCTATCGTCACTATATGTTGGTTGATCACCAAGATCGTTAATTAGTGTTCTGACTATTATTGGTATTTCAGCATCCCATGACATAATACGGCCTTTTTATTAGAGTATATGCTGTATATAATAGTATACACCCATACATTTATTATGGATTGCCACTGGTAGAAATCACAGTTACTGTTCCATCTTCATTCATTGTAAATTGGCCAATAGCGGCCCAACCTTCTTGTATACTCTCTGGTTTTATACTATTAATTAATAGTCCCAATGCATAGTGTAATTCAAATACTTCCCTAGCATCTGTTCCTAGAGCCTCTGCTATTTGTGTTGGTGTTAGTCCACGAGGATTTTGCCAAAAGATTTTTGATCCTTCATTAAAAGCATTAACCATATTTTGAAAAGTTTGTCTGGTTTGATTTTTAATTCTATTAGCAACTTGGTTTGAGATAGAATTCTCTCCGATATTATCTAGTATGCTCATATTAATTTCTCCATATTTCTAGATTACTATATTTATTTACTAATTCTTTACCTAAAATATCTAAACTGTCTTTGTATACAGATTTAACTTCTGATCTTATCGTATGTAAACCAGGTATTCTATGAACACCATCATCGTCTTCTTTAGTATATTGTTGTACATTATTAAAATCGTGTTGAAAGTTTGGAAATTCCAAATAATTATATATTTGTTTTAGGGTTTCATTAGGTTTTTGTGTTAAATCATCAAATTCAACAAAAAATAATTTATTTTTATATCCTCTATTTATAGCATCTTTAACACGATTGTATGCTAATCCGACAACTTGGCTTTGATGAGCTAAAATATCACATCTTCCTTCAATAGTTTGACTTTTAAAATAATCCTCTTTTTCAAAATGCCATTGAGTAGAACCTGTACTATTTCTCCATAGTTTTTCAAAACTACTAAAAATTTCTTTCATATCTCGCACAGGAACTATGATCTTTGGAGTATATCCTAATATAAATTCGGCCATCTCTATCAAACTTAGCCAGCCCCTACCCTTATCTACTATAAAATTTTTATCTGTAGAATGATAGCTATTAAGCACACTCTGTAGAACTCTTTTTAATTGATTTTTATCAATTCCTTCTGCTTTATGTTCGATTAAATTATCCCATTGATTTCGTATATTAAATAATATATCATGACATCCACTAGTAGCTTTACTAACAAATAAATTATCGTTTTGTGCTAATATATTACAAAGAAGTGTGCTTCCAGAACGAGGAAGACCACTAATAAAAATAAAATTTTTCATTATCATGTTCCATATTTTGTTTTGATGCAATCAACAACAGCAACCCATCTCCATGTTTGACTACTTATTCCTGTAACTTTAATACTTAAAAAGTCATTTGTATTGTCAGCAGTGATACTGATACTTGTTCCAGCAGCCTCGTCTGTTCCTAGTGTTATTATAGATCCAACTAAACTGGTTGTTCCACCAACATTTTTTATAGTAAATTGTCTAAGATATCGAGCCACTGCTGAACCATCACTACGAGATCCTATTATATTAATTGTTCCTGATAATATTTGACCGCTATTTATTGTTAATCGTACAGAAGCTCCGTCAAGACCCATTTCTGTAGCCGTATTATTCGTTGTTTTGGTTCTTAGTACAAATATACTGTGTTGAGCATCTCCATCATCAGCAAATTTTCCAGTAGCATGACTTATTTCGCCTCGACTGCTAGCCAAAGCATCTATACCACCAACAACAGCACTAGCATAACCACTTGCGGTATTTGATAATCCTCCAGCAATAGTAGATCCTGGACCACTAGCAAGATTGTTTGAGCCTCCGCACACTACAGAGTCACTATTTCCACTGGCTGTATTGTATCTTCCACCACCGACCGTGCTACCAGTAGCGGTCGCACTATTAGAATTTCCTCCACCAATTGTTGACTCGTATGAACTAGCGCTATTAGAAAATCCTCCTGCAACTGTACAATGGTATCCACTAGCGGTATTTGATATTCCTCCACCAACTGTGGCAGCAACACCATCACAAGTATTATTTGATCCTCCTCCAATAACACTTTTTGTGAACAAACTATCACTATAGGTATCACTTCCAATAGTGTTATTTTCTCCTCCTCCGATGGTTGAATAGCTACTATAGATAGCATTACTATAGCCTCCTCCAACAAATGCATACAGACCATAGAAACTAGAATATGAACTTCCAGTATAGTTATATTGTCCTCCTGCTATAGTTGAATAGTTCGCAAAAGCACTTATGGTATTAGTTTTTCCACCAGCTATAGTAGAGGCGTCCGCACCAGCAGTATTATCATCTCCTCCACAAACTGTAGAAAGACTACCAGAAGCACTGTTACTATTTCCTCCACAAACTGCGGATATGTACCCAGCAGCACTATTACTTCTTCCTCCACCAACTATAGAGTATTCACCACTACTACTGTTATAACTTCCACCACTAATTGTTGACTTATTAGCGATAGCACTATTACCAATTCCTCCACCAACTGTAGAATGCGGAGCACCAGCACTGTTACTCTGTCCTCCACCAACTATAGAATAGTTACCACCAGCACTATTACTGCTTCCTCCACCCACTGTTGACTTTTCCCCAACAGCAATATTATTTTCTCCTCCTCCAATTGTTGAGCAATTTCCTGGATAATAATCACCGCCAGCAGTATTGTTGCTTCCTCCTCCAATAGTACATAGTGGACCCATAGCATTATTGTTTGACCCACCTCCTATAACACTATAACTACCATGAGCTACTCCAGAAACAGAAACTCTGCTTCTTTGTAAGTCTACACTATATATGCCTCTTGAGTTTCCAGCATCATCTGCCTGTAATGCTCCGCTAGCATTTGGTTTTATTATTAGATTACCATTGGTATTGGTGGCAGATATCATGTTATCAGTAACGCTTATGTTGCTAGCGATTATGCCGCTGCTAAATATTCCACTGCCGATAACATGTAGTTGTCCGCTTGGAGTTGATGTTCCAATACCAATATTATTACCACTTTGATAAATAATGCTATTACTTAATCCACTAGTACTATTCCATCGTGGTAAGTATCCTGATGTTGAAGCTCCAGTACCAGTACCAGTAACAGGATTAGTTAAAATAGTTTGAAGTCCACTAGTATTGATTGTTATGGTCCCACTGCCATTAGTTATAGCTATTCCAGTACCAGCAGACAAAGTATTAGCAACTAAACTTGTTCCGCTACCAATTAGTAATTGTCCATTACTATAAGAAGTTATATTTGTACCGCCCTTATTAACTGGTAAAGTTCCAGTAATTTGAGAAGTATTTATACTTGTTAATAATGCTAATGTTCCGCTAGTATTTGGCAGATTTACTACTATATTATTTCCATCTTCTGTTGTGGTACGCAATGTGGTATTAGCAGAAGCAAGGGTGGTTGCTGGAGTCACATCAAATATCAATCTATTAGCACTAACAGCAGCTCCATTATCATAGTAATTTATTACCCCCACACCGCTATTACCGGCAAATAACAATCCACGACTAATAGTCAGAATTGGGTCATTAGCATTTAGACCTATTAATAATTCTCTAGAATCTATAACATTAGTAGAAGAGTCACTAAAATTAAAAGAATTACTACCTATACCCAAACCATTACTAGTTTTACCAAATAAAACAATAGCATCCTGAGACACTCCCAGTTCTATCGGAATACCAGCATCATTACCAACTACCTTTAAACCCTCAGAAAATGTTTTAACTCCACTAATAGTTTGAGTTCCAGTAGTTCTAACAATATTACTACTATCAAAATTACCACTATGCCAAACTCCAGTACCATTCACCTGTAAAGAATTAGTAAAATTTCCACTGTTAGCTGTTATTAATCCACTAACTTGTAATCTGCTGGTTGGACTAACTGTTCCTATACCAATATTACCAACACTATCTACTCGTAATCTCTCAACTCCGCTAGTAGCAAAACCAATCACATTACTAGCAGGACTGAACATACCAGTATCAACATCTTCAATAAATTCAAAAGATGGATTGGTCGCACTACCAGAGCCTGCTATAAACGAACCTGTTGAAGATACATCACCATTAAAAGTGCTAATTCCTACAACATGAAACTTACTAGATGGAACGCCAGTTCCGATTCCAACATTTCCACCGCTAGTCATAATAAAATCATTCTGACCAAAACGACCAGCAACTACTCGGTCATCACTAAAAACTTCAAATACCGGAAGTCCCGCATTATTATTAACACTCATGAGCGTTCCACTCAGATTGTCTATAACGCTAAATAAGCTACCGTTGGTCCCCTCAATATTTAAGAGTGTCGCACCAGAAGTAGCAGAGTACGCATGAAATGTGGCATTTGGAGAAGATGTGTTAATGGACAGACCACTACCACTGACCGCAATAAAGCCAGAAGGATTAATTATATTGATAGTATTACCCGATCCCTCAATTCGGCCAACTCTTGTTGAAACCGGAAAGAAGTCTATGATTCCGCTACTTGGCGTTATAATAATATCTGGCATGTATTTTCTCCATGGTTTTCTATATTAGTATACACCTATAGGTTAAATCGGCCTTTGGTTGCGTTGTAGTTTTGAAGTATTTCTGTTGGTGATAATGCTCGATTATAAATATAAGTTATAAAAATTTTTCCCAAACTAAAACCAAGATAATTAGAATCCATATATCCTATTCTTAGATTTTGTGTGGAAATATCAAAGGTACTAGTGAATGCTACGCTCTGTATTAGAGATCCATTTAAATAAAAGGATAAAAGATTAGTCTCTGTATCACAAGTTCCAACCAAATGTAAATATTGATTTCTAAGATCTTGATTTATAGAAACAATTTTTTGAGATCTATCAACTCCAGTAACAGCTGCACCAACAGAAGAATTGGTCAAATATAAAGCATATTGCTCGTACAAACTGGTATAATTATTTTGCTTAAAAATTATTGGAGCATAATTACTTCCATAACCAGACAAATTTACTATTGCACCAAAAGTTATTGCATTAGTTGGATTTATAAATGAATTATTATTGATATTACAACCATCGTTCACTCCATCAAAAACAATAGACCCTTTATTCGCGCTACTAAATGTTGGTCCGTTAACTAGCGTTCCATTATTATTATTTCCACTTAAATCATTCCAAACAGTACCAGTCCCCGGATAACTCTTACTGTTACCAGCATCAAGATACAAAACTAATCCATCTGTAACTATTCTTGGACCATTAGAATAACTCATATTATTTCCTGTATGTCTATAATAGTTTTTATATTATATAAAGATTTTATCTTTTCTATAGCAGCTTCTAAGGATTCTGCTATTATTGTTGTATATAAAATAATCTCTATCACATCTTCATTTTCAACTGATGGATTTTCTTTATCTGCTATTATGCAATTGATTTCAAAAGTTTTCATAGCGTGGTTAATCTTATTAATTGGTTAGAATTAAAGTATGTTGGAACGTAAAATAATTTTTTATAACAAGCAACTCCACCCAAATAGAAAGTATTAAATTTTTGAGGAACTAAGTTAGTAGCAGATGTTCCTGTGGTCCCGTTCATAGCAGACATAATTGGAGCATATTGTCTATTAGTAATAATCATTTTATTATTGGTTGAAGAAACAACAACCGGTCCACCAGCATTAAAGTCAAACGCACTTTGTGCTGGCGGCCTATATAAGTATGTGACGTAAGCGGCAAGTCCTGCGCTGGTATTAATTCTCATACTAGCACTATTGCCAGCATTGTATTTGGATGTTGCTCCAAGAGAAATTATAGTGCCTACTATTGTGGATATAAAAAAATAAGGAGTTGTGAACTCAGCATATATTGAGCAAGAATCTGCACTGTATCCCTCCAATAAATTATTTTCTGTTGCATTACTATTCGAAACATAACAAGTTTCAGTGCCACAAGAAGCTGAACTTCCAGTAGTTTTGATATAATTAGCAAAACAATAATGATAGTTAAAACTGATTAGTATGGTATCAACCATAGCTCCCCATATTAATATTCCATCATTATTATTAGTCAAGCTGATAGAGGATGCTGATGACGATGGAATAAAACTAATAGTATAATTGGCAGAACTAACTGTGATGCTATCTTCAACGCTTAAAATACATCTATACCATCCATTACCCATATTGCAAATATGTTTATATATAAATTGTAGTCCATTTTGATTAACTCCTGACGGGTAGTGTGCTCCCAAGCCATTAGTATTGTTTCCTAAAGCTCCTGTTGATAAATTATAATAACAATCAACGGTAGTGGTTCCGTTATCAATTTTAATATTTAAGTGCTGGCATTCTGACGCTTTGGCTATTATGCTAACTGTTAACTGTCTTTTAAGAGATGTGCTAGCATTACCAGCAGAAGTTAAAGCGTAATTAATATTTCCTCCAGATGATACCAAACTAATTTTAGACCCATTAGTAATGCCATCAGGAGATAAAGTAGATGTGGAACTTATGCTAGAATTTGTTTTCGTCCAAACTGCTTGAGAAAAATCTTCACTATAGTTAAAATAATTATATGATGTTCTTTGAGAATCAATATACAATCCTCTGTATTGTAGTACTCCTCCACTATCATATTCATATGTAAATCTGGGTTCATTAACTGCTGCTGTTTTAATATATCCATCACTTCCAATGTATGTACCCGAAGTCGATCTGGTGAATACTATTGGGCCGCCAATAGCCCCAGTAGACGGATTAAGGCTTTGTTGAGTTGTAAAATCTCTATAAAAAGTCGCCTTCATATTTCCATAATGAGTAGCCATTATAGTCCAAACCTTCCTTTAAGAGAGTTATAATTAGTTAATACTTCACTAGCTGAAAGAGCTTTATTATATACTCGTACTATAGCAATATCTCCGTTATAATAATAGCCTCTACTACCAGCATATCCTCCATAAACTCCTATACTCATACCTCCATTGTTTGTAGCAATAGTTCCTGTTTGAGAGTCACTATTTTTTAATATTCCATTAACATATAATTTTCTACTTCCTGTTATGAAAGTACCAACAACTTGAAACCAACTAGATGTATTGATTCCAGCGGCAGCAGTAGTTGTTGTAATTAATTGATTAAATGTACCAAAATTTTGTCTCCAATATATAGTATTTGATTCTTGAAATAAACTATATTGACTATTAACAGTTCCTTTTTCAAACCAAAAACCGCTTTGTGTTGTTTCATTTGTTCTTATCCAAACTTCAACTGATGGTGTTTGAGTGTCTAAAATAGTACTATTGGGTATTCTAATAAGTCTACTATTAGTTGTGCTATTAAAACTAAAAAACTTATTATTCGTAGAACTACTATATGGAGGACTATTAACTAGTTCTCCACTAAGATTAGAAGTACTAATATCGTTACATGCTGTTCCAGAACCTGTATAGCATTTTGAGCTACCAAAATCCATATCAAAAACGAGTCCATCAGTAACTATATCAGGCCCTCCATATACGCTCATCTTAGTTCTCCTTTTCGACAACTAGATGATCAACATCCTTTCGTACTCCACTTAATGTCCAGAAGAATTGTAGTTCTCCTAAACTTTTAGCTCGATCAACCTTAACGATAAACTGGTCATTCTTTAAATCAATCTTATCAATATAAATAGTTTTACTATGTTTAATATTAGTAATTTGAATATTTAAAGTATCATCATCGTGGATCAAATCTTTTAAATAAGATGGCAGAGATACCATCCCAACGCCTTTAATCACAGTTCCTCGACCTGTTAATCTTACTCCGTGATACGGACTTTCTAGTGAACCATATTCTAAAGAATGATCTTTTTTAGAAGGATGATGTATTCGGAAACTCTTGGTACTAGCAGCAAAACTACCGTTAACTTGAAGCTTATATCCAGGACTAGAGGTTCCTATTCCAACTCTATCAGTACTAGCATCAACAAAAACTAGATTAGTATCAGTATCACCCTCGACCCTAAAATCAAGATCAGAACCACTTTCGTTAATAGTAACTGCTCCGGTATTATATCCTATTCTGATAGATTCTGTTATTACACCATTCATAGAATCTACAACAAGATCATTTGATGTGCCCTCAATATACATTTGCTGTCTAGCGGAAGTATTCCCAAACTTTATACCAGCAGACCCACTATTATTTTGAGCTTGAAGATATAAATATTTGCTATCTCCATATACTGTTAATAGTTCTGCTGGGGTTGTTGTTCCTATTCCGACATTTCCGTTAGAAGATATTCTCATGTACTCAGACAATGAGGTTGTTCCACCACCAGCCCAAAATGTTAGAGCATGATTACTGCTAGTGTCTGTTCTATTACTAATGATTCTTGCTCCAGTATATTCTGTACTGGAACTTTTTGTAACAAAATCAATGCCGACACCAGCACCAACTGCAACTCCATTAGATGCTGTTAATAATAGTTTTAATGGCCTAACACCACTAGCAAATCCAGCAGTAGTATTAGTATATTCTATTATTGTATTTAAATTATTTGTATCAGTTATATGAACTTTACTTTGTGGAGTATCAGTTCCAACTCCAACATTTCCAATACTATTTATAACTAATCGATCAGTAAAAGTATTAGTTGCTTCTATAGTACCACTATTAGATTGAGCTATAGCAAATGAACTGCCAGAACCATAAGTAAATTTGCCAGTAAACCCACCCTTCTTAGTCATTCCTATTCTTCTGGCATTAGCATCAAAACTTAAATAAGTATTATCAATAGTGCTATTAAAAGATCCAGCAATGTTAATAATGGTCGAAGCTTCAGATAGTATGCTATCGTTTAGTGTGCTAGTTGAACTCCATTTTGGTATTTTTCCATTTGTTCCGGTACCTGTTACAGGATCACTTAACCTAGTTTGTAGTCCACTAGTATTAATTGTTATGGTACCGCTACCATTAGTTATGCTAATACCAGTACCGGCAGTTAATGTATTAGCAACAAGACTAGTACCACTTCCTATTAACAGCTGACCATTACTATAGCTGGTTCGCCCTGTTCCTCCTTTATTGACTGCTATTGTCGAGGCATCCCATGAAGCACTCGTTATACTACCGTTCGGACTAGCTGTCAAACTACCATAATTTAATGATGTACTATTTATTGTAAGCTGTGGAGCTGTTCCGTTGTAAAATGTGAATGTGCCACCACTAGGAACACTAAACCAAGTGCCATTAATGCCAGCATATTGTATGCCAATAGCATTATGACCATCGGTATTATTTTCATTCAATAATAGCCTAGTTCCATTACTAACAGACCCTAATGATGGACCACTTGCAGTACTACTATCATTAAATTTAATAAAATTTGAAAATGAAATACCAGATGATATAATCGATATTAATTCATTAACATTAATTTCAGTACTATTAAGTTTATTAAGTTGTAAATCTCCATAAGTTCCTGCTGTATATGTTCCGCTGTTAACCCCGGCAATACCACTACTCAGCATCACGAATTGAGATGCGCTAGTATCCCAACCCATAAAAGCTGTAAGACCAGTTCCTCTTACTAATGCTAATCCTCTATCATGCGTTAAATTAGGAACAACATTTCCACTACTTAATCCTAAAGTAATAATAGGATCCTCAATTGTGACGGTATCAACATTAACTGTAGTTGTGGTACCATTAACTATTAAGTTTCCTCCAATAGTCATATCACCTGATACGATTCCACTTCCAACAACATGTAAAGAAGTAGATGGAGAGGCTGTTCCTATCCCAATATTATTTCCGCTACCATAAATAGTACTATTTGGTTGCCACAGTCCAGATGATGAGTTGTAATATAAAAACTGACCACCTGATACTCCACTAAGTGCTACGTTATGTAATTCTTCTAGTTCAAATCCATTTTGAACTTTAACATTAATAATTCCTTGCTGATTATGAATCCTAATAAGATTACCAACACTAACCATATGATTTGGAGCAGAAGGTTTGATCGTGGTTATACCGCCAGAAACTGTGGGACTAAGCCATAAAGTGGTTCCTGGAGTTGCTCCATCAAATGCTGGGCTGGTATTTAAATTCTTAAGGGCTCCGTCAACAACCACCATACCTGTTCCGCCAGCCGATATAGTATTTGTTGTTATACCATATGTTTTACTACTAGTCATTTCGCCACTAGCAATAGATAATCTAATACTAGGCATATCTCCTTGAGCGCCATTAATATAAACAACACTCATCTTGGGAATAGTACTAGCAGTTCCATTATAAACAAGAGTTGTCAAAGCATCATTAATAGCGCTAAGATCACTCCACTGAGTACTACCATCACCAATTTTTAGTTTATTAAAATCAGTTACAAATCCTGGTTCACCACTACCTAAAACCGTGGAACTTTGAGCATCCCACTGATTATATGTGCCTTTTCTAAATTGTATATTATTTTGTCTTGGCATATTTTAACCATATTATGAGTTATCCTATTATAGAATCTAATACTATAATATTGATTATATTAACTTTGTCCAGCTTATGGAGTGCCGCCATCTATAATAAAGTTATGTAAATATGTTCCACTAATTCCATTCATTGGTATTATACCACTAATAGAGGTTGAAGAATAAGATGGAGAAGTATATCCATTAAATGGAATATTAAGTGTACCACTGATATTCTTTAGTATTAAAATATCATCATTAGCATTATACTGTAAACCACTATCAATAAATGGAAGCTGAGAAGACGATGATTGATCAGCAACTAAAACTATAGAAACAAGAGTATCTGTAGAAGTAACTCCACTTATATAAATTCCACTAGCACTGGTTGCATTAGTTGCTGTACTAGCATTTCCTACTAATGTTCCAGTAATACTACCAGCACCAAAGTTACCATTAGTATCTCTCAAGACTAGTGTATTACCAGTATTAAGTGATGTTCCCAAATCTGTTCTCATTTGGGCTAAAGTTCTACTAACTAACTGTTGAGAAGCTGCTGTTGGATCACTAATGAATACTGGAAAATAACTAGTACCAGATGCTGTTGCTGCTACTTGTAAATTAATAGTTCCAGAAGATGTATAACCACCACTAAAGATTGGTGCGGTTGTGAAGGTCTTTATACCTCCAATTGATTGATTTCCGGTAGTTCTTACTACTGTACTGTCAACATTAACAAGATCAGCGGAAACACCTATACCATCTCCGGCCCCAACATTGAATGACAAGTTACCACTTAGTGATCCGCCACCAGTTAAACCATTTCCTGCTGTTAATGAAACACCAGAAGCTGCTTTACTATTTAACTGATCCTGAATGCTACTGCTTACGCCTGTTAAATGAGTGAGTTCGCTAGTTGCTATACCAGTACTGAATAACATACTATTAGCATCAAATACAGCAACCCTATGCGCTGTCTGATTAGTAGCATACAAATTTGTACCGCTAACATTGCCATTGCTTACCAGTGAACCAACTTTAACTCGTCCGAATGTTCCGGCACCATAATCGTTACCAACAATAGTTCCAGTAGTAGAACTTAAGAATATGAACTCACTACTTTGGTTATTCCAACCCATAAAACCAGTAGCAGCAGCAGCTCCGTCCCAGTATCTTAACTGCAACCCTCTATCTAAATTATCTGCTCCTGATATAACTCCTGTTCCTCCTAGAGTTAATACAGGGTCTTGAACGGTTATTGTTGTACTATTTACAGTTGTTGTGACACCAGTAACAGTTAGATTAGCAACTATCATATTGCCAGTAACATTAACTGTTGGAGCATAAATATTTAATGTGTTTTGACCATCTGTCGAGTATATATTTGTAGTATATACATTAGTTCCACTAACTGTTGTTAATCCGGTAATAGAAGAAGCTAATGCTACTCTAGGATTATCATTAATACCATTTCCATTCGTAACATTTATATTTGATCCTTGAGTTATTGATCTAGCAGCAAATGCTCCATTATTATCTGGTCCACTTGTGCGAACCATTAATCCGCTACCTGTAAAAGAATGTAATGTGGCTGCTTGACCAGACAAAGCAAGTTGTAGAGTATTACTACTAAAGTCTGCTCTTAGTCCTGTGCTAACAGTAAGAGCAGTATCAACACAACTTGCTACACCACTACAAAAATTTGTGATATCGCTATATACATGATTATGACCACTTAAACTAACAGGGAATAGATTAGTCCCTAAAGTTCCTCCTGTTGGACCAACATAAGGAGTTTGACTAAAATATACATTACCACTATAAATCGTGGGATTACCAGAGTATACTATTGGACCTCTTGCTGTTACAGTAGCGCTGAGACTTATGTCTATATTTTGTCCAACGTATAAAGTTCCGCTAACACTAAGATCATCAACACCAACAACACCATTCCCAGCATCAATAGTAATACCACTATTAGCTGCTATCCTGAAATTATCAACACCAGTAATAGATGTTATTCCAGTAATAGAAGGATTTAAACCAATAACTGGATTGCCAGATACTCCGTTACCGTTAGTAATACTAATATTATTATTTAGACCAGATACACTTCTAGTAACAAATCCATTATTACCAGTTTGAACTACAATGCCACTAGTAGATAAATCATGAAAATTTTCTAATTTTGTACTAAGACCTATAGTATAATATGTACCACTAACACTAGTATCATTTAATAGTCCGCTAAGAGGAAGAGTCTGAAAGGTTATACCATCTTGTCCACCGCTAATTCCAGTAATATAACTATATAATGTATAAGCATTATTACTACTATCAAATTTAAATCCTATACCAGTTTGAGATATTAATGCGCTTCCACCAGCATATGGTAAAGTTCCCCATTCGCTTCCAATATTTGCTCCTAATCCTGTTCTACCAATCTTAAATTTACCAGTATCTATTTCAAAACCTATTTCACCTGGAGCCAAACGAGTATTAGATAACCAATCGGTTGATAAACCTCTACGAAGTTGAATTCTAGTATTAGCAGCCATTATGTATTACTCCAGATTATGTTTTGTTATGGTATTCCGCAATCAAACTGATACTGATCTAAATACCCACTCAATCCAACATTATTAATACCCCAAAGAAGATCGTCAACATGAACACTAGCATTATCTCCTAAAAATTCAGTTATATACTGATCCAAACCATCAATTCTATTAACATCTAATGTTCCACTTATTTTACTAAATGGAATATTATCTGGTAAATCACTCCAAAGAATTTTTTCAGTATTTACAATTTCCAAATTAAAAGAGTCATATCTTTCAACTTCTATACTGTCTGTAACAGTATCCAAAAACATAGTCTCAATTTCAATTATATGATTAATGGGTTCTGTGATTTCAATTATATAATTGCTCATACAGAGCACTCCAAAGCATCATTAGACTGACTAAATCGTTTAACTATGCTAATAGTTCCAAATAATATTCTGGTAGTATATTTACCTCCACCAGCATATAAATCATCAGGACTTTGTAATTCCAAATCATATTTAGCTGATGTAAAATTAAAACTATTAGTATATATAGCAGGAAACATTAGTGTTAGTTTACCATTGATTCCATCTATACTAAAACTATATACACCATCTGTGGGATCCGTAGTATTGAATGAATAAGTCTGGCCAGTATTAGTTTTCCATATTAATCTAGCACACCAATTTGTTAAATTTACTGGAATACCATTAGCATCTTTATAAATTAGACTAATTTTAAATGACGTGCCTTGTTCTATAGCAAAATCATATTTACTAGCTGCCATAGCTTATTGCCCCATTATATCATTGTAAAGAATATATAAACTTATACACCTAATAAAAAAGGCCAGCCTTTTGGGCCAGCCTTTAATATTTCTAATTTTAATAAATTAAAATAAAGATATTATAGAGCACCAATTAGAACTCTACGATTATCAAGAACAGCAAAGCCAAGCTCTGCCCAGCCGTAGAATCCGGCTCTCTTCTGACGATGTAGTGTTTCGTCTTCGAAGATTTGAACTTCTTGACGAATTGGCATTATGAAACTATCTCTCTTACGTTGATCTAATCCAACAACTATTTCTGTTTTACTACCTGGAAGGGTAGCGCCTAGTCCGCCTGTGGCTGAACTATAGAATAGTTGATACTGTTGACCAACACCAAGCTCATCAAGGTCGTGAAGATTAACACCGAATACTCTATTGATAGTGCCGTCACCAGCAGTATAAATTTCTCTGCGAGTAACTTCGTCAACTTGGTCAATACCCCAATTACGGATATCTTCCATAGCTTCTGGACTAACATAAAGATCAGTTAGTAAACCTCTATTATTTGATGTGCTGTTACCGCCGCCATTACGACGCATAACAGTTTTCATGAGACTTACTAGACGCTTGGTGAACTGACTGCTAGCAGCATCGCTATCGTATACAACGATATTACGATCAACGCCAGCAGCAAGTAGTGTGTGCCAACCGTCATCATTCATCTTCTTAACAAAAGAAGCTTCGAGAACTTCCATAGCACGACCAACAACGTCCCAACGGGCGTCACGAGCATACTTTAGAAGATAATCGATACTAGCACCAACGTCATAGGTTGGAACCATGACGTAATCACCTTCAACATGGCGTTCTGGAATGTAGCCATGGTTTGGGATTGTATAGGCAACGAAATCTTTTTCTGTGCCTGGAGCTAAGAAATCGAGTGGGAATTCTGGAGTAGCACTTTGAGCTAATTGAATTGGCTCGAAGATACCATCAAGAATATCGCCACTAAGGATACCTTTACGAAGAGGAAGCTCAAGAGCTTTTGCAAATTCTGCATTAGCAGCAAGAGCAGTCTCTCTATTAGCCGAACCAGAACGCATTAGAAGATCTGTTAATTCTGGTGTTGGCTGAAATCTTTCGGTTTTAGCTGACATGTGTTTTTCTCCCTTTATTTAAAAAATGAATTATAGGTTAACTGATACTTTGGCATAACCGTCGGTGTCTTTGGCACTTAGGAATTGACCAACTTTAACAGCATTTGTTGAACTGGTTCCAATTAGACCACTGACACCAACATAAGCATCAGCACCAGCAGATGGTGTTGTGCCTGCAACTAGCATGTTTGTTGTTACTTGACCTACTCGAAGGAGGGTGACCTTGCCACCAACCTGTGTCTCGTCTTTGTGCCAATTGATGTGTTGTCTTGTTAGATCAAGATTAACAACATCATTTAATAGAACGCCTACTGGCTTAGCGCCAGAAGCCACAGCAGCATATGCTACTACAGCATTGCCATCATCCATCGAAACGCCAACACCACTAGTGGCTGTTACAACACTAACAACACCACCTCGCTCGGCTGTTGATGCCATGAAGAATGAAACGTCAGTTAAAAGTTCGATACGATCTGGTTTTAGAGCCATTGTAATTTCTCCGTATTAATTGGTGATTACTTATTGTTTTTTTTACCTAGTTTACTACTTACAAATTCGATCAAAGCTGCTCTAGTTGTTTCTAGTGCAGATACTACATCGTCGCTACCAACGCCCAAATTTACACTAGCTTCAACTTCGGCTGTTTCTAGCACCGATGGATCTGCTTCAACTGAAGTTTCTTCTGATGCTTTTTTGCGCATCATCATAGCTTCTTCTTCTTCTTTCTTTTTGATCTTTTCTAACCAAGGTGGCATTTTGCCAGCAAAAAGAGAAGTCATAGCTTGAAAAGCTTCATCATCCAAACTTTCGAATTTGTCAACTGTTGCCTCGGCTGATTCATTATCAATACCAGCCTCAATTAAAGTAGCCATTCTTTTCATTTTCTTTTCTTTCTTCATCATGGCTTCTTCTTTAGCAACATATTCTGCGATAGTGGTAAGAGCAGCTTCTAATTCACTCTTTGCTTTCTTCATCATCTCTTCTTCTTTTTTCATTTGCTCTTCGGTCTTTTTAGCTGCTTCTGATTTGATTTGTTCAATTTCAGCTTTTAGTGCTTCATTGGCAACAGTTAACTCTTCAATTTTTGATGTTAATTCTGCAGCATTAACTTCTGCAACCTGAACAACTTCTGTTTGTTCAACTTGTTCTACTGCTGCAACTTCTGCAACAACTGGCACTTCTTTATTTTCCGTATTAATTTCTGTATTAGCTGAACTCATAATTAAAGTCTCCGATTGTATATTGGATTGAATATTTAATACACCTGAATTGACAATTTCTTGATTTTTTTCTTTATTATTATCATTTATAATAAGATTATTATTTGGAGATATTAGATTTTTAGAAAATATAATGCTATCTTCATTGGCTGGTTTATTTACAAATCCTTTGCCACTAAATGTTATATTTCTTAAAACTCTACCAATTTTATAGTCTTGATGTTCACCGATTCCACCATAGGATCGTAAAAATTTTGTTAAATATGCTGTTTCAGAATTACGTCCTAATATTTTATATTCTCCAGTACTCTTATTTAATAAACCATAATCGAATCCTTTAAAAAAACATTCCATACTAACATATTTTGTACCGTCTTCTATCTCTGATATTAGTTTTAAAGATCGTTCTCTCAGATCTTCACTACTAAAACCTTTATAAATAACTGATCCTGTTAAAATATGATATTTTTCTGGAAGATTTTCTACAGGAGTATTTTCATCTATTAATATTCCGTCTTCTGTGATTGGCCAATTCGAAACAATATGGCCGATAATACTATGTTCATCGTGTTCTAAATTTGTTGGTTTGTGTTCAGGAGTATTTTTAGCATTCCATACTTCTACTTTATCAAAGATATCATCATTTTTGTTCCATGAAGATGATACTAAAATAGATTGAACATAATATAGATCTTCGTCATCAAAAGATGCTATGCTTTTTAAGTATTTTGAGTCTTTTTTATTTCCGGCATATGGCTCAACAACACAAGCATATGATATTGATGCTGAACTTTTTAGAATTTCTTCTAATCCGTCATTTTTTTCTTGATCATATATTTTCATATTATTTAACCTTTATTTTGGTTAGTTATCTATTTCAGTATACACCATAGAATAAAAAGATGCTTTAGCCTGCTTAGTCTCATCAACAGATAATTCTCGACCAATATCAGACTGTAAAGCTTTTAGCCATATATAGTATTGATTTAATATACCATTATTATTTTCTAAAGAATTTAAATTATTTACAATCGACTCATCTGCTATAGAAGAAAATGGAGTAATATTTAATAATATATTAGTTTTAATATCTTCTAATTTTTGAGATTCTGTATTACTTAAACTTCTTAAATTTTTCTTTTTAAAGAACTCTAGTATAATCGGATTAATTACTTCGCTAATTTTTTCCTGTGCTCCTGATGCCCATAATACTAATTTAGCTCCGGTTTGAGGAGAGAATTTTTTAGTCTGTCTTTTTTCGCTATCTTTAGATAATTTTGGGCGACCTTCTCCTGGCTGTTTTGGTAAAGAAGAAGTTTTTGGGCCACTATTTCCACCTCCAAATGGAACTGATGGAGTTTTCATTTCAAGAGCAGATTTTTCTCCTCCTTTTTTCTTATCTAAGTCTAATCCTATTTGACTTGGTGAAACAACTCCTGTTTGTAATGCAATCTTTTTCAATGAATTTTCAAACTGAGGATCAAACCATGGGCCAGATTTTTGAACCATTCTATTACTATCTCTTTCTCTACTTTCTCTATTAAGTCTACTTTTTTCCATATCAGGATCAATACCAAATCTTGTTTGTAATAATTCATCGCTAATAAGATTTCTATCAGCTAATTGTACTAATAATGCCTTTTCAGTATCTTCATTGCTAAGATCCATTCGATCAAATTCAATTTTTGCAGGAAACTTGAAGCCCATAGCCTTTTGCACAATTGCTATTTCTTCTTCCCAGAATTCTATAAGTCGATCTCTACCATATTGTAATCTTTGAGTTAACGTTTTTAAACTAATAAAATTATTCGTGGTACCTGCGGCGCCGAATGTTCCTGTAAGAGTAGGAGGTATTCCCAAACCAGCATATATTGCATTTAAGTGAGGAATATATTTACCTTCTCCTAGAAAATTATGAACATTGGTATTGCTTTCTAATAACTCTATATCTGGCCCCCAAATCAAATCCATTGTACCTCCGCCAACATTATTGCCAAGAATCTGAGCAAGCTTGGATGTTGCTGCTTTAGTTGGAGCAATCTTATGCTCTAAACTTCCTAATTTAAAAATTCTAATATTACTAATAGCACCATCAAGGGCTGCCATATCAGCCAATTTAAGTTTCTCAACAACTGTAATATCGTCCATAATGGCATAAATCATAGGATATGCCCATGCCTGCCAATCATCTTTTTTATAATGAAATACTAGAGTTTTATCAGGATCAAGAGGATATGGTTTTTTGTTTTTAGCAGCTTCTATTATTTGTTGTGGTAGACTATCTATAACTCTTTTTTCGTTTTCTGTTTTAGGATTATTTATTAGCTTTCTAAGAGATGCTGGCAATTGTAGTTCATATGTTTTTTCAGTAAGGAAAGAGGACAATGCACCAGCTGAAACTTCTATACAGATAGGATCAATAAATGTATATTTCCAAGGCACCTCTCTTTTTTCTACATTTAATTCTGGTATATCATTAAGCTGCATATCGGCGGCTCCAAGAGCCTTATATAGTTTGTCTGAGGCTTTTATGCTTAATTTAGCTGTTCTTCTATCTATAACAACATTCCCACTCTTATAAAGATTATTCAAAAATCTTTCACTTCTATCTTTCCCATTTATTTTCTTGAACCATCTTCGATAAAATCTTTCAATTCTTTTATTTCTATGCACTAGTCGTATGCCTTGGCTTGCAAAATCTCCCATAAGATCAATCACGTTTTTTACTAAACCAACTCTTTGATAAATTCGTTCTGCTCTTTGCAGAATCATTTTTATCTCATTAGGAGGAGCTTCTTGTGGCCTAAATGTGTAGTAATCGTCTTTTGTTAATCCTGGGCGACTACCGGTAAGACCATCCAAACTAGAGAAATCCAAACTATATCTTCTTCCGCCAGCAGCAGTTGCTCTTTCTACTAAAGTAAACTCGTCTAATGATGCTCCTGCTGTTTTTAATGCCTCTTGTTTGCTAGATAAATCATCTCCCCATGTTACATAGGCTTCTGGTGGTGCAGAGTGTACTGTTCCGAGAACTTCATCCTTTGTTCTTTTTTTAGCCATAATATTAATTCTATTGTAATAGGATTGTAAAACAATTACTGGTAAGTTTATACACTTTATCTATAAATTCCTGTATAAATATCGTCATTAGCATTAGAAGTAAACCATTCTGGACCTTTATACATACTTCCGTTATTTTTAGATTGGTCTTTTGCATTAGCTCCTATAACATCATAATCAACTGGTTTTAACACTTTTGTTAATTGTCTAGCTAACATATTAGCTATTATTAAAGAGCTATATCTATCTTTTCTAAGTCTTCCTTTTTTTCCGTGTCCTAATTTAGTCTCTGGAGTATCCCATCTGTCTCTGGCATTTGGTCCATTACTTGTTTGTGTCATAACTATTGTTGTTAATTCATTTTTCAACTCTTCAATTTCTAAAATGCATTCACTTACATTATCATATAACGGATTGAGATCTGCTTCTAGTATATTTTGACCTTCTTTTTCTATAGCTAATCCTAAAGTCAAATTATCAAATGATGGAAATAATAGGGTTTTGTCTTCTAAATCTTTTCTAAGTCCATGATTAGCTTGGCTGGTCCAGTCTGCTTTAGCAAATTGTACAAGCTCTAATATGTGTAGTCCTGCTTGAGAATCTGTGTCCTTAGCTTTGTCATCATTTACGGTTGGCCAAATTAATAATTCTCCATCCTCTAATTTATTTGGGTCGTGCAATGATTCTTCAATAGCCACACCACCTCCCTGAGCATCCATTCCTATCCTTAAGGGCTTAAAGGTTTTCATCAAATTTCTAATTTTACGAGCACAGAATCCATAGAAATCATGTTCCGTAATTAACCCTGTTTTTTGACGTTCTTTAAAATTAGCTCTATTAGTAGTCCAGCAATACACGATTTTAGAATGTGTAGAATTAACTTCTAATATAACTATACTAAAGTTATCTTGTTCACTAGCTGGATCTATTCCATATATATATTGTTTATCTGGATCTCCTTTAGCCACCGCATCAAAAAGAATTCTTTTACCATCAATAATAATTTCTTTATTAGATACAACACAACTTTCTATTAAACTTCGTCTAAAAAAACCTTCACTGTCCTTAACAAAGCAAGCAGCATATTCCATATTATAGATTCCATTATGAATAGTTGCTTTAGCTCTACTAACTTGTTTATCGTCCATGAATCCTTTTGGTATTAATTCATAAGGAATACGTATGATACTATAGTCTCTCCAATTAAAATTCTCAGGAACTTCTCCTTTAAATATATCTTCTAATTTAGATTTATCTCCTTTGCTTTCTATAATTGTTTTATATCTTTTCCAATAACTAGCAAAGTGTTTAAAATCATAATCTGCCGTTCCAGAAATTATTGCTTGATTTCCCATCTTAGTATTAAGAACTTCTAATTCTTCATTCCATAAACCAGCGTCTATCATAGCTTTCTTTTTTGCTTGCTCTTTAACATTCTGAATAGGACTAGCACTAACAGCAGCGAATCCAGAAACTACCGTCTCATAAATATCTGGACTTATAGATGCAAATTCGTCAGCAATAATAATATGTGCTCTTAATCCTCTGATTTTACTTCCGTCACCCATTGGAATAGCTATTGTCCAACTATCTCCTAATCGGATAGTACATCTGTCAACGTCTCTTCGTGGTCCATCATCATTACCATTAAAAATACTTCTTAAAATAGGACTGTTTCTCCATATTGTTTCCATATATTCAAAGATGATTTTACTCTGACGAAAGGCAGCACCGACAACTACTATTTTAGTACCAGGACAGAATGTGCATTTTATAATACAATACAAAGCTAATAAGAATGATTTTCCCCAACCACGACTAGCAATATACATTGGAAATGGTCGTATCCAAAATTCTTGTAAAATTACAACTTGCATAGGATGTAATTCTATATTAAATAGTAATTTAACCATACTACCAATATATTTAGGATTTTTTAATATACGCATCAAATGAAGATCTGGAAATTCTATATCTTTCTCAGACCTGTGTATCATTACATTATTAGGCAAACTCAGGGCTGATAGATCACCCAAGCCCAACCATGCATCGTCAAATATTATATCAGTATTATTGGGCATCTGTTTTTTTTACCATTTCGATATAGTGTATTTTTTTAAATATAAATTCAGCTATTTTTTCAGCACTAGTTGCATTACCACAAAATATTACTTTGATATTATGATTTAATTGTAATTCAAGTATATTTTTAACTAAAAAAGCTGGAGTAATTTTAACTTTATCCCACATTTTTTTAGGAACAGTACTGCCTATCGGATATATTAGTAGGTCCTCTAAGTCAAATTCTAATAATAAAAATGAATATTTAAATTGACTCAAGCGCATAATAACATCTTTGAATCGACTTTCCACTATATTTGTAGCAAATTCACTAGCGCTCTTTTTTCTTTCGATGGTAAGAATGCTTTCCAGTCCTTCGATACTATAATCTCCAGTATCAAGTTTCTTATGTGCCGTTGTATAACTCTCAAAATTCCACGGCTGTTGTTCGCGCGTGTCTATTATAATGGTAAAATTATTATAAGTATTATTATTTGTCATTATTTTTCTGTTTTACTATGTTATAAAAAACAGCCTCATAATAAGTTTCTACACCAGTAATTGCTTTATGATGATCTTTACACAATGTTATTCCATTATCAACAGCGAACCGTAGTCCTGGAAAATCAGCCCAACGACGAATATGGTGAGCATTCAATTTTTTCTTATTAGAACATCCTGGCCATTGACAAGTATGATTATCCCTTGCATAAATTTTATTTCTCCATTTTTTATACTCAGGATCATCAAAGTTTCTAATCATTCTTTGTTATCTCAATATCTTGATTTACCATATCTTTGACTAAATCTTCGAATGGTATTTTAGGCTCCCAACCTAGTAACTTTTTAGCTTTATCAGAGTTTCCTCTCAGATAATCTACTTCGGCTGGTCTGTAGAATTCAGGATCTATAACAACATAATTATTCCAATCTTTATTTATTAGACCAAAAGCTATTTGCAAAAACTGCTCAACACTATAGCATTGTCCGGTGCTAATAACAAAATCATTTGCGGCTATATTGTTATTTAGCATTAGTCTCATAGCTTCAACATAGTCTTTAGCATGTCCCCAGTCTCTAACTGCTTTTATGTTTCCTAATCGCAATTTCTCATCTGGCTGTAGTTTGTTATTAACTAATCGACCAATATATCTGGTAATCTTACGCGTTACAAAGTTTTCGCCGCGTCGTGGACTTTCATGATTAAATAGTATTCCACTACAACAATATAAGTTATAAGCCTCTCTGTATATTTGAACCATTCGATGACTAGCTAACTTAGCTACAGCATAAGGACTTTGTGGCAATAAGGAGGTTTCTTCATTTTGATATTTGTTACCATCACTATCAACTGAGTAATTTCGCCCAAACATTTCGCTAGTACTAGCCTGATAAAACTTAGTATGTTTTGAAAATAGTCGAATAGCCTCCAAAACATTAATAACACCAATAGCATTAATTTCAAATGTTGTAGTTGGTTGTTTGAAACTTGTGGCCACATGACTTTGGGCCGCCAAATTATAAAATTCATCAGGTTGGATATATGATATTAAAGATATGCATCCGCTAGGATCAGTAATGTCATATTCTTGCAAAATAAAATTAGGATTATCTATATGTTTGATTCTATTGAAGGTATTGGTACTGGATCTTCTGTATAATCCAATAACTTTGTAATCTTTGTCTAATAAATTTTCTGCTAAATAACTACCATCTTGACCTGTTATTCCCGTAACAATTGCTGTTTTCATATTTACTCCACAGTATCTGGTGTTAAAAGAGGTTTATCTACAGTATTATCCTGAAAAGAATGATAGCCAGCTAATTGCTGTTTGTATTTTTCGGTAGCTAAACTGATAATCTCCATTTGACGTCCTTCTTTTTCTCGTGTTTCTTCGTCTTCCAACATGCGTATTAATCCTGTCCAACTGCTTTTACCATCTTCTATTCTTTTGATACGCTGTTCACGAGTAGCTTTAAGGTCTTTGCTAATCTTTTGTTGTTCATTTAAAAGTTTAGTATATTCGTTAGTATAGTTTGCAATACTGTTACGAGCAAAACTTAATTGAGTTTCTAAATTAGCCAATTTCGGTATGTCTCTTTGATCTTCACTTTTTTCATATTCTTTGTCAACTTGCTTTTGTAATTTTTCAGTTTCAGCAATATGACGCTTTCGTTCTTTCATACTTCGATTAATCAGAATATCAATAGTTATAAATTGTTTAATCTGAAGTTCTTCGGCGGGTAAAACATCTTCACGAAATTGTTTGACTAAATTAACCCAGGTACTTTCAAAATATTCTAGTTCACCGCTCTCTTTATCAAATTGTCTTAGTATTTCTAACCAAAAGGTTTTACTGTGTAATTTTTGTTTTAGTATCTGATCATCTTGTGAATTATTAACCACAGATAATTGATTCTCATTAACGTATCTTTCTACTGGAGCTAAGTTTCTGTTTAGAGCATCAGCAATTTGCTGTAATGGTATTGAACTATAGTTATCACGAATGTATTTTTCTTCTTCTAAACTTAGTTGTCCTCGTTTTCTTGGAATGTTTCTATTTTCCAATTGTTTTCCTCCATTATTTTTTGAATATGAGCTTTGAGTTTTTTAAGCTCGGTCTTATTAATTTTAGTTCCATGTTTTAGTTTTAAATAACTTTCTCTATAATCACTTTGTATGTTAGAATCTAAAAATTTAATTAACTCTTGGTTTTCTAATAGTGGTGCAGGAAGAGATGGGCCTAATGAGGTGTTATTCTCAATATAACCTGGTTGAATAATATTCTTTTTGGCCTCATTTCTTTTTGCCCATGCTGCATATAGTTCACAATCATTTTTATTTTTATATTGTTCACACTGATTAATGCTCACTTTACAACCTTTATCAAAAAATGGACAAGTTAAACAAGGTTTGTCGGGCCTTTGATAGTTATTACGTTTGTAATTAAATAGTCTATTACGAACATGGGTCCAAAGAAAGTTTTCCAGGGGCCTTTTCTTGTCATAATTTTTTAATCCTTCCAAAGCAAAAATAGCAGCTTGTTGCTTCATATCTTCTATGCTATGATAGGCGAATCTGAATTTATTAGCTAATCTTTTAGTAATATTATCCAAAACTAATAAAAATTCTTCTGTTTCTACGCCATTGGGCAATTTATCTTTGTTCTGTTGTTTTTTGGTCATTTAGTAATTCTGCTATGCTCTTTCCGTTATCTAATAATAAATCATTAATAACTTCATCATTTACTGATCCAGAAGCTTTTATAGATAGTACGCTATCAGTAATGGTTGGAAAATTGGGCGAATTTAAATTTGAAAATGTCATATGTTTATCCTTGCGCTAAACTTGTCAACTGTTATTATAATATGTTTTGATGGATGATTGTCAACAATTAATAAGTATAGGAGTATTTTATGGCTAATTATAAAAAGTGGGCACCCTCAGAATTGGACTATATTCAAAATAATCATAATGTATTATGTGATGAGAGTTTAGCAGCATCACTAAGCAAAATAACTGGACAAAACATTAGTACTGCCATGGTTCGTAGACAGCGAAGAAAGTTATCACTAAAGAAGAGCAGAGGACGTCCACGAAAGACAAAGCCTGCTACTACAGCATCAACGAATATTCAGGTTGAGCAGAGTGTGCTTTCTTAAAGTTATTTTAATTAAAAATTGATTATAACGGCGGCCATAGCTAAGAAATTAGTTGTGGCCGTTGTTGTTTTTATGGGGGTTGGCCGTTATAATAAGGTGACATGAAGTCAAAAATACCTTTAGGAGATTAATAATGAAAATTTTTATGCTATTAGTTTGTGGTTTATATTGTTGTATTGGAAATAGTAGTAATGCTTGTGAATGGACAAGAGCAAGAAATATTCATACTCAGCCAGTTTATGCTCCTGTTCGGCAGTTTCAACCAGTTGTATCATGGTCTTATGTTCAACAGAATACTGTTACCTATGTTCCAACAATAGTTTATCAGCCAGTAGTAAATACTCAGGTAGTACCTGTTCAGACAGTAATTTATCCAGCTTATCTCCTTTATAGTCCTGTTCCGACTGCTCCTAATTTCTATGGATATAATGTTTATAGATACTAGGGGGGAATTCGGCTAATATATAGTAAGTAATCTGTAGATGAATAAAATATGGTGCAGGGTTGATTGTTAGTTGGTGGAAACTGGCCAATTGATATGATGACCCGGCCATTTTTTTTAGAATCGATGCTACTGGGCTCATTATTGATACTTGTATCGGCACAAAGATGATTTATAAAAGATTATTATAGGGGAAAATGGCTAATAAACTGGCCAATTTGTTATGATGGTCCTTATTGTTTTTGGACCACCCGCAAGGTATGGCGATTTTCTAAACCCCTTGATATAAAACGAAAAAACCCCCTCTTGCCCTAAAGTGTTGTGGCGTAAGACTTTACGACGAGTTATGGCCGCAAAAGTTGCCCTAAACTCTTATGGGATAAGGACTTACGTTAAATGACCCTAGCAAATGCTATGCCAAAGAATAAAGAATAATATATTCTCTAAAAAAAATAAAAAAAATAAAAGATTTCGCTTGCAACCTAAAGATATGTCTGTATAATGTCGATATAAGAAGTAAGACAGAAGAGAAAAGGAAAAGAAAATGATCGGCAGTTTTTCAGTTGGCGATTGGGTTGAGAGTGATGAAGAATATGGGCTTGATTGTGAGAACTATCCGGTTTATCGAGTCGAGTCGGTGAACGACGATAATACCCTTACTGTACGCGACGAGGAAGGCAACGTTGGTCGGCTCAACGCCGACTATGTTTCTCATGCTGATATCGATTACATTCCCGGTCTTGACGATGGAGAGGGAATCTAATCTCCCCAGTAAGGAGATTATATAGAATACTCTCACAAGGAAAGAAAATGAATAGTTTTGCAAGATTGAATCGGATTGGAATGGACGCAAATGCTACTAAGGATAAGGTAAGATACTTGCGAAAAAAGTATAATCTTGGATATGATATGCAACCCAAGGAAAAAATAATGTCTGTTTCTGAAATGATTTGCAAACTAGAATCTCATGGCCTGATCGTACAGCGGTTGCCGGATGATAATAATACGCTACACGTTGACGGCTATCATCCTCCCCATTGTAAGGGGTTGCCCGATTGGCTGTATGATTGCCCCAGTTGGGGGGTATCGTCATGTGGGATTTCTAGGGTTTTCATGTTCAAGGTGGGCTAACCCCCCACTAGAGGTATGCACTCGACGTAAATCCTTGCTACATAACACTTTACGGCGAGGCGGGGCGCAGGGGCTTGACGCAAACTCTTACAGCATAACAACTTAAGATAAGCAGAGTTTTGGCATGATATTTGCTGTAAGAAATCTTACGATATTGTAAGGAAAGATTTTTGTTGACTTCTAAAGTATGGATGGTATAATGTCGATATAAGAGAAAAGGAAAGAGAGAAAGAAATGGAAAATCTGGTTCTGATCGTTGTGAAGGGTAAGTATAAGGTTTATCGGGAAAAGAAGTATCCGAATGGATATCACCGTCAACTGCTTGCTACGTTCAAGAGTTCATATGAGGCCGAAAGGTTTATGAACACCTTCGCCATTTGAGGGGGTTGACGATACGAAAAAGTTTTGATAGAATAGAATCACAAGAAAGAGAGAAAGAAGATGGAACAAGCAACTCATATCAACGACTTCATCGGCACCCTTCCTAGGATTGTGGAAAAGAAAGTTTGGAAGGTTACGGATGAGAATGGTATGGTAGTGCAACACGTTGCCGCTACCGATAATCGCAAGAGTACCGCTCAAGCGTATATCGACCAGAAGTATCCTGGCAAGACTCTTACTCTTACCTTCTCGCACTTCAATGGCTTGATTACCCTACGATAGAGGGGATTGACAAGCAAAAAAGTTTCTGTAAAATAACTTCATCATCACCACAAGGAAAAAGAAAATGTTCGGAACCGCCTACGCCAATCGACAGAACAGCCTCAATACTATCTTCTCGTCCATGATCGCTGGTAAGTATACTAGTGTGATCGATCCGAAGGGTAGGGTTTATGCTGGCCTTGTGAATGGCATCATGCGTGAGGATGGTAGTGGTCGTAACTGGATTGTGACGATCACAAATAAGACCACGAGCGAAAAGGTATTCATTCACGCAACGTAAACTCAATAGCCGCAAGACTTTACGTCGAGCGGTGGCGGCTCGGTTTTTCGCAAAGTCTTGTCGCATAACGACTTACGAACCTTGCGATCTTTTAAGGAAACTTTTTGCTTGATCTCTAAGAAATACCCTGTATAATGACGATATAAGAGAAAGAGGAAACAAAATGATATCCAACGAAATCAAAAATGCTTTGCGTCAGATTTGGGGTAGCGAAACGTACAATGTGGTGCTACTGTATACGGCAGACGGTAAACTGTTTGCTGAGTGCGAGGCGACGAATGATCGGCGTAGACTCACGGAAAGCAACTACGAAGAAATGCTGAACGATATGTTCTATAACTTCTGTATGGAAAAAGCCTCTTGGATGGGCGTCTCATGACCCCCACTAGAGGGGTTGACAAGACAAAAAAGTTTCTGTAAAATACGTTCATCACCAAGAGGAAAAAGAAAATGGCTACCAAGTTCAAGATTATCGAAGATGCCAAGCGTCAGGTTCGCATGTGCTTTGTTGGTATGGCCACTCGGCATCAGCCGTCCCTTGCCGATGGATTGTATGGCCCGATTCACAGTGAAAAGATTCACAAGTTCAATCGCAAGGCTCTCCGCAAGGGTAGTAAGGCTAAGGCGGAAAAGGTTGACTCTCGCTACAATGGGGGAGAGGATACCATGATTGTACCCGTTGGCAAGCCCGGTTCGGCTGAGCGTAAGGCAGCGTTGGCCGACCAGTATGCTGCCATTATGGCATCGGGCGAGGAAGTTTCACCCTTCGGTTGGAGGGGTTGACCTAAAGCCTTGCCGCATAAGACTTTGAGACGAGGCCCGCCGCCCGCGTTTGACGTAAACTCTTATCCGTCAACGAGTTGCGAAACTTGCAGCATTGTAAGGAAAAAGATTCATATCTCCACTTGCATTGGCCGATATTATGTGTATAATCGTGGCATGATGATCACAACCAACGAGGGCTCGAAAATGTTTCACGACTTAGACGAAGCAAACAGCCAACTGAGTTACCTTGCAGAGCAGGGTATCATCGAGCCTATGGTAGAGCCGATTGACGAACCCGACTGCCACCCGATGGATTGGGCAGAGGTTACGGGTCTGGCTGAGATTCTGGTCGAAGATATTTATCCCGAAATCGTGGAGGCTTGACAAAAACTATGTTTAGTGCTATGCTGTTCGTTGTGGCCTATGTTGGGCTTTGTTTCTGTACCATTGCAAAAGAGTAAAAAGATGAGTCATCCTGATCCTTTGTTCGATCCCGAAAACTCTTATGAGGAAGATACTATGAGCAGCCACTTTGACGATTATAACTACGATTACCATGACGCTTTCTATGGCGAGGATAGTTCAGCCTATCATGCCGATGCCGATCATGAGATTGAGAGCCAGTTGGATGATGACCACGATGATGATTACGATGATCACTATGATGACAGCATGGATGGAGATCACGACAGCGCTATGGGGTCAGTAGGCTGGGCCGAAGATGAATACTATAATCCTTCAATGGATGACTATGGTGACTGGTGATTATGTAATATATTATGACAATTATGGCATAAGCATATACATTTGTTTATTTCTGTCATGATAGTATCCCACCCGTGTTTTTTACCAACCAACTGAACAACTCCATTTTTCTTTTGTGATGGGTCGGTATGATGCCATACGAGAGAGCGAGAATCATCATATCCACAATGTAAGCAAGATTTATCTTTCATGTATTCATCATATAGAATCCTTATTTTATTTCTACGACTTTTAGAATACTGATTGATTTTATCTTTTGTTTTTGATCTATATTCCGATTGTTTTTGGTTCACCATAGACCTATGTTTGCTCTTGTATCTTTGGTTTCTAATCTTGTAAGACTCTTTATTTCGCTGATATTCTTGTGGATCATATTTTGCCATAGTACTCGTCTCCGGTATGGAAATGTAGACTATGGTTTATACACCAATATCATAATAATCTAACTACTTGTCGCATAAGACTTTACGACGAATCGGG